AAGCTCACGTCTTAGAAGATATTCACCTAAGCTCACGTCTTAGAAGATATTCACCTAAGCTCACGTCTTAGAAGATATTCACCTAAGCTCACGTCTTAGAAGATATTCACCTAAGCTCACGTCTTAGAAGATATTCACCTAAGCTCGCGTCTTAGAAGATACAGACTCTGCCAGTGAACCGGTTATCAATGGAGCTAGTAACGCTAATTACTACGTCACCGTTAGGGTAAATACCGATAGAATCGGTTAAGAGCATCTGATACATTGTGCCATTAAACATGTACACTTGAACAGCAGGAGTACTTCCTTTAGAGTGACTAGAAGCTGGGAAAGTAATGGTGTAGTAGTCGCTAGCAAGATTCCAATCAGAACTGTTATTGAATGATTGGGTAAACTTAGCAGCGATGGCGTTACTAACAAACTGAGTTGTAGCAAGCGAAGTAGATTTGTCAGTAACTGTAGGCGTAGGGGCCGTTGGGTTACCAGTGAAGGCAGGACTATCAAGAGGTGCTGATCCGCCACCGCCTAAACCACCAGCGTTTATAGCGGCTTTAACGAAAGCAGTAGTCGCCAAAGTAGTAGAGTTGTCCGTTACCGTTACTGTTGGTGCTGTAGGAGTACCGGTAAAGTTAGGAGAATTAAGAGGTGCTCCACTCCCGCCACCACCAGAGTGCGAGTGATCAGAACGAGCGAAATAAATAGAAGTCCCGCTATACGAAGTAGAATTAGGATTAGCTAAACTGTGGACGAAAGCAGTAGTCGCCAGAGTAGTTGAGCTATCCGTTACTGTAATAGTAGGTGCAGTGGGGTTACCGGTAAAGTTAGGAGAATCTAAAGGTGCTCCGCCACCTCCACCACCAGAATTTACAACGTTGTGTACGAAAGCAGTTGTTGCAATTCTGGTGGAACTGTCAGCAGTAGCCTGTGTAGGTGCAGTGGGGTTACCAGTAAAGTTAGGAGAACTTACTGGAGCTACAGAACTACCAGGAGTGATAATTGACTGAACGAAAGCAGTTGTAGCTAACTGAGATGAGTTACTAGTAACCGAAGGGGTAGGTGCTGTCGGCGTACCTGTGAAATTAGGAGAATTAAGAGGTGCTCCACCGCCACCTCCGTGAGTAGAAACGTAGTTAGTTACGAAAGCTGTAGTAGCAATCTGGTTAGAACTATCGGTAGAAGTTGGTGTAGGAGCCGTTGGTGTACCAGTAAGAATTGGTGACGCCATAACGGTTTGACCGTTGATACCATTACCAATAGCCGCCTGGACGAAAGCTGTAGTGGCTAAAGTGGCAGAGTTATCAGTAGCAGTCACAACTGGTGCTTGGGGATTACCTGTGAAAGTTGGACTATCGAGCGGGGCGTAGGACGTAGTACCTAGTCCACCTGTAGCTACAACCTCACGAACGAAAGCGGTTGTTGCAATTAAAGTTGAGTTATCAGTAATGGTAGGTGTAGGCGCGGTAGGTGCTCCCGAAAAAGAAGGTGAATATAAAGGAGCGCCGGTAACTGCGTTTAAAGCATTCGGAGACAAATTAGAAACTGATACTGAATGTGACGCTATCTTATCACCAGTAACTGCACCGTAAGCTAACTGGTTGGTTCCTACAGTACCGGAACCAGGAACCAACATATTAAAAGTGCGCCCTATCTGACGAATTTCTACTTCAACAGTAGGACCAGGAGCGGAAGCTAGAATGATATTACAGCCGCCACTATTATTTTGCGCGGTGAAAAAATAATCAACACCGTTAGCACTTAGAACTTTACCGTCAACAACAACGAATACAGAAGCGTAGTTACCCGGAACAAACGGGATAGGGAAAGTAGTAGTGCTACCATCACCAACAGCGCGTACTAATTGGAAGTCAGCCGGTGCCGTGGTTAAACTAGTTCCAAAGGAAGACATTCAAAAAGCTCCTTCTTTCTAAGCTCACGACGACGGGGTCATGACTTCAATAGATGCGAATACGGTAAGTGTGTTAGCGTTACTGACAGTTAAGGCGATTGAATCTTGTGCTTCAAGGATAAGCGGGATGTCAAACTCGTAAGTAACCATAGGATCAATTGGAATGTTTAACGCAGCAAGGTAAGAAGTGGAGTGACTATAATCATTCCAAGTAATAGTAACCGTCTGCCGGTTAATTTGATCGTTGTTAGCTGCCAAAAGGCGTACCGAAGCGGTAGTCAAGTGCGGGCAAACATAGAACACATGAGACTGATTATCATTAGGAGTAACTGCTGCGTTCTTGATTGATAGGTTGCTAACATTGATATAGTCATAGATAGCTGATGTAATATGTAAACTGTTAGAAGAATCAGAAGACGCTGTAATATAATCGCCGCTCTCTAAAGCAAGAGGCATAACAAACTGACGCATCTGCCTACCGTAAATAGGTACATGAGTCAAAAGGTTGTAAGTTAACCCAGCACTGCTATCATAAAAACTTAAGTTAACTGGATGAGTATTAACACCGTCAGAATTTGCAATCCAAAGCTTAGCTAAAGAAGCGTTGCCAGAAGAAGCCGTGCAAACTATTTGAGCTGTGTTAGTTACCACCAATCCACTATTTCTGGCCTGAATGGTCATAAAAAGTTCCTCACTTTTAAGGTATCTGTTGTTAAGTCAAGTTGTTAGAACGCCGGGTTGTTTGGGTACTCTAACAAGAAGAAGTCGTTAAACTCTTGCTCTGCTTCAGTAAACGCTGTCATAGTAGGCATGGAAGCAACCACAACACCGTTGTAATTATAAAGCTCGTAAGCTCTAACAGAGATATCACCACGGTTTATAGTTACTGAAGACTTATCAGGAAGGATGAAAGGTAAATTAGGAAACTCTACAATAGTATCATGAATGGTTTGTGTTGTTATGTAGACAACGCCACCACTTCGATTATAAAAATTAACTTCCCAACCGTCAATAGCGTGATCAACTATAGAAGGCTGTGTAACTGGAAGCTTAATAGTAATACCGCTAGCGATAGCTATAATTAAACTACCACGATCATCGTCAATTAGAATAGTGTCACCGCTTACATACTTAGTAAACCTGTTAGAACGTAATGTAAGAGGGTTAAGAGTAATACTAGCAACTAACGTGTCCATAATCAAATTAGTAGGTACTTGGCTTTGACCTGTACCAATTTGACTGTGTACGAAAGCAGTAGTTGCAATATTACTAGAGCTATCAGAAACCACTACTGTAGGAGCAGTTGCCTTAGCAGTTAATGATACAGGAGAATTGACGGTTAAACTACTAGCGTTTATAGTAGCCGCATTAGAACTAGTCAAGGTTAACGCAGTGGAAGAAACGTTAACAGCAGCTGCTGTAATGTTTAAATTTCCAGGAGTAGCTCCATCAGTTACTGAGATTCCCCAAGTCGCTAATTGAGCTTCTTTGTGGAACTTCAACGAGGGGATACCAAAGCCTGCGTCAGTAGGGGTTAACGCTAAAAAATCAGTGTTGGATGTAGAACTTCCGGCTGCTATGATTAGTTCACCCGACATGATATCGCCGGATTTCAAAACCCGTAAGTTATCCTTAGCGTCAATGTACTGTTGACCTACCTGATTACGCCCAATAGTCATTAACAAAGCGTTAGTGTTAAGTGCCACACCAATTTCAAAGTCATTGGGAGTTGTTACTAATGATCCTGCTGAGCCTGCGTAATAAGTTTGTCCAGGAACAAAAGAGTGGACAAACACCGGAGTATTGGCAGGAATAATGTAAACGTCACCAAATGTTAGTATTTTGTCACCAGGACCACGAATACCAACTGCACCTATTGAGTAGTTTGTACCGTCGCCAGCAACAAACTTTTTGTTAGGTGCAGACCAAGCAACTGGTTGACCTACTAGGACGTTTGAATCAAAATAAGCAGATGATATGTATGTACCGTAACCATCATCTGTATCAGCAGGTACGAAGTACCAAGAGTCGTTGTAGCGTAAACCAAAAGCAGGTCTACCGTAAACTGAGTGATTATTGATCATATAAACAGGAAAAGGTGCTACAGCCGGAGGCGGTAACACTAATTCTGATTGTACGACAGGTAAGGCAGCTTCGTCTTGAATTAGTACAGTTAAGTTGGTAGCGTTTGCTACGCCACTCATCTGAATAATAATATTAAAGATACGCCTATTACCGATTGTAGCAGGATAATTTGTTGCTATTTTTTGAGTAACCCCTGGCAACGCAGTAATAGCGAACAAGGTACCATCAGACAAGTAGAGACCAATGTTACCAATGTTAAACGTACCTACAGAATCATCTAACGTAATCTTAAAGAGAACATTGCTATCGTCTATAACTTGATAAGTAATCTGACTAGTAACACCGATGTAAGGCGTAGGCATTGCCGCTGTAGTTACTACAGAGGTCATACTTGACACAGGATTGATGATAGCATCGCCAATTTTGAACGATGTTATACTGATTTGAGGACCATAGATTCCTGCGTTATTAGCAGCGGCTATACCAGCCGTAGTAATGACGGTTGTGCTCATTTTAAATTCCTTAAACAAGCCTTATTTTAAATTTTGCTTTTTAGATCAAACGGTCCTTATTGATTAAAATTAAGTTCTTACCAGTATTGTGTAAATTAGGACCGTTGTCAAAAAGCTATGAAAAGGCGAAGTTAACCACTCAAAGTTAAGGAGGAGGGTGATCAGAAAAGGCGGATATTTGCAAAAAGTGACCATTAAAATAATTAGTGTCTTCCCAATAACGACCTACTAACAGTTTATCAAAGAACTCTGGGAAGTACAGACAGTTAGTAGTTACTGTAGCGTCATTCATAGTAGCGGTTAGCACATAGTACTGAATTTCGTTTTCTTTTTGAAGCTCCCAACTTACATAGAAAGAAGATACAGTATTAACTTGCCAATTACCTAACAAAATCTCAAAGGTATCGTTATCCCAAAACTCAACACTAAGGAACACGTTTCCATTAACATTATTGCGGTAAAGGTGCAAGCAATTTATATGACTAGAGCCTACTGTAAAAATTGTACTTTTCCCAGAACGGTTCTCACAAGAAAAATTAGCTTTCGTAAAAATATACCCTGCTTCATAGAACAAGCAATAAGCTACGTCGTAAGTTAGATCGTCACCTTTTCTGTAGTTGTGAACCGAGGTGTTAATGATAGGTGACGTAGCGAAAGCTAAAGGTTCAAGCTGCATAAAGTCTACATCGCTGATAGGAACAATAGTTACTGCTGTTGACGAGGTTACTGAAAAAGTGAACGGAGTAGATGAGGTTACTAACATAGAACTAGAGAGTAAAGAAACTGTTAAGGAGCCTGTTCCTAACATAGATACTGTATAGGTGCCGTAGTCTACTGAGAGAGTCTTAGACTCTATAGTAGTAGGATCGGGAATTAAGTTTTTAGAAGCTTGCTCAATTAGTAACCCAGCAAAATTACCAGTAATGGGATTATAATCAAACCTAACCTTATCAATACCTACTGGTGCTAGGTTCAAAAAGTCATCGTAGTACCAAGCCGGAGACTTTCTTACAAAATCAGCTTGCGGTCCCAAAGTTTGATTACTAAACAGTTCGTTAATTACTATGTATGTTTCTCCAGTAGTTAACCTGAACCCAGTATCAGGTGCTGAAACATCAACCTCTCTATCAGTATTAGTCAAACCTGTGTATAATGTGCTCTCATAGGGAGGCTCTATACCTACATCGTCATAGCAACTTTCGTCCATATTAACTAGTAAGGACTGTACACCTGTACTGTTAGGAGCGGGATCGCTAACCGAACTATAAGTAGTGGTATCTACGTTTCCAATAAAAGTGCAAAGAGCGAATCCGTCTTGTGGCTCGTTACTTACAGAGTCAAAGATTTCATCATCTACAGTAACAGGTACGCTATAGATAGTAGTTTTGTTCTCAGGCTCGTCACTACGATCTTTGTAGACGGATTCGTCTATAGTAGTTATTGATGTATAAATAGCAGCTTCATCAGGAGGCTTATTGCTGACAGAATCATAGACAGCTTCTTCCATCATACCAGCTTCGTAATACAAGTATATTACTTCTACTGGATCAGAGCCGAAAGAGCTAATAATTTCTTCTTCTGTGTAACCTCGTCCAGTTAAGTATATAACAGCAGGGATAGGATAGAAGGCACCGTCAATATACTTTAGAACAAGGTGAATTGGGGCAAGCTTATAGAACAGATCAGCTAAATTTTGCTCACTTGATATAGGAAATTTTTCAGCATCATAATCTAACGCTACGTGAGACGTTAAGTAAAAAGGTCCAGGAGGAGTATCAAAGATAGTAGTAAGGTTACGAGAAGATAGCTCACTTTGTTCATAAAATACTTGGTAGTCTTGTGACCAAAGTTGATTAACAGAAATCCTTGAGTTCTCAAGGAAGCTCATTAAATCGCCGAACTGTGGTGTACCCTTCATAGGGTAGTATTGGGCTATATACCTACTTAACCTATCTATACCAGCATCAGGCAATTGATCAATGTAGTAGTTAAGTCCCAACATACGAGCAGTATCAACCATCTGTTGACGCTGGCGTCCTTGAGGGTCTCGTATATTACGTAATTGGTTACGAGGACTTACTATATTTTGCCTATAGATCAACGAAGCTGATATTGCCATATCTTGCCAAACAGGAACATCATTAAAACTGTTTGGCAACATTTGTCGGTAATCAACAACAACTGTGTTGTCAATGATATTAAAAATACTGCTTGTATAAGGTGCTGGTGTGAAGTAGTAAACATTGTTGTTAGTGTCTGCGTAAATACAAGAAAATTGATAGGTTGTTCCTGCTACTAGTGTATTAGGGACTAACGGTGTTCTGTCTATGTTAGTAACTGTTACGCTAATAGTAATAATAGGCTCTGAGGTTATTACAAACTCAACACCGTCAAATATTAGCTCGTAAGTAGCACCATTCTGTATCGCTCCCCCAACTAAAGGATTACCGTAGATATCTACAATGTCTACGGGAACTAACTCATATATAGTTATTGTGCAAGGGCCTGTGTTGGTGTTACCAGCTTTAACTACTAAAGTATAACCAACAGTTAATGAGGCTACAGGGTGAGTAGGGTTAACCAGTAAAGCGTTGACAGTACCAATATCTTGAATTTCACCATTACTAAAGGTAAGAGTGGTGACTCCTGTGTTAGTATTAGCCACTTTCACTATAGCAGTATAACCGATGACTAAATTGGATAGTTTGATACCAGGAAGTACAGTAATTTGGTTAGCTTGTGTAGAAATATCCGTGGTAGAGTTTGATAAAGTACCCCAGATAGTTAACTTATTGGTGGTCTTAACTACTGCTTTACCTAAAGCTCCAAAAGCAAAAGGTGTTGGTGTTAAAAATGAGTAAAGTTCTGGGGTGAATGAGTAAGTATTACAAGGTTTACCTGAAATACTGTTAATAGTAGTATTATATATACAAGTAAGCTTGTAAACTTGACCTGCAATAAGAGAACCTGGAGCTAAAGAGGTAAAGTCAGCATTTGTTACTTCTATTGATGTATTACCACTTAACTGAAAAGAAGTACCTGTAAATATAAACTCACAAATGCTGTCTTTTTGTAGCACTCCTGGAGCTAACGGATACCCATTTATGTCAACTATAGGGTAAACATTAGGTAAACCGTAAATAGAAACAGTACAGTTTGACTTGGTATTTGTATTAGCAATGTTAACTAAAACATTATACCCTATAGTTAAGGCTAGTATAGGGATAGGTGGGTTTATTATTATAGAATTTGGACTGCCAATATCGTTAATAGAATCAATACTAAAAGTTATAACCGTCTTACCAACATTGTTATTACTATTAGCTACTTGTACTAGAATGTAGTAGCCTGCAGTATACGATGAGAGCTTAACACCAGGAGTTACTATTATTTGATTAGCTTTTTTAGACGTGTCAATATTGTACAGAACACTACTTGATGTCAATAACACGTTACCAATGTCAAAGTCGTCATCAGCATTAACAGGTAATACACAACTAATACCAAGAACATTAGGATCGTAACTTAGTTGAACGTTAAGCTGACTAGTTTCATCACTTATATAGACAGGGTTTACCGGTGAAACTATAGAGCCTGAGACAGACGGATTGACGGCGTACCCAATTTGGAATCCGTCAATTACAATAGTAGCTCCGTTAACAATGGCTTGGTTAACTAAGTCAGCGCCGTAGTCTAATAGTGTGTATTCCATTGACTTTACTCTTCTGAAAACGCTATTCAGTTATTGGCGGTATTGGAGTGCGGGACACGTTTACTGTGGCTGTGATCAGTGCGGAACACGATCCGTATAAGCCATAGTTATAGTAACACTGTTCAAAGTAACGTACTGGAGGCTATTTACTATTACGTTCATAGAGGGTGATTGTAAATCAATATACTCTATGTCCTGACTTACATTGGAGATAACAGTGGTAATATCAGATTGATACATGCTATAACCTAGAGAACCTGGCTGTAGAATAAATAGACTATTGATCGCTTGAATTATCAGTTTTTGAATACTAGAAAGGTTAGCTCTATTGGTACAGGATACGGTAGCAATAACATCTACAGGCACAGCAACCGGGTCTTGCCTTTGTAATCGAGTCTGGTATATACCTACGGTCTTCACCCACTGTACGAATGTAGCATGTTGAGCATCCGTCCAAGCAGGTACTGCCAATATTGTATATTGAATCGCGTTCATCCACTCAAGTCTAGTAGGATCAACGTCGGCCTGCCCTAAGAAAAAACAATCCAGTACACCGGGGTAGGTTAGCGTAGTAGCTCGGTAATCGTCACGTGTAACCATTCTACGGTTAGCGGAGAATAACATAGGACCAAAGACGCGATAGAAGTCTATTGTCTTCTCATCAGCCCCACCAACGGTTGGTGACAACGTAAGCCCTGTTATAGTTGGGTAGTTCTGAGTTGTTACGTTCTCTCCAGACACTGCATAGTTGCCAGACAAGCCGTTTGTGACTGTGTAATAAAACGTAATAACGTCGTTTATAGCAGGCACTATACCGTATGTTGTATTCCCCCAGGCACACTCAACGGTAAAGTCTGGCATAGAGTTCTCGAAAAACTGCGGTGAATTATAGGGGAATGTCCACAAAGCGTCAGTAGTGCTTTTGACTAAAATTGTACCGTTTTGTAAAGTAGCAAATACGTCTTGATCGCTTATGTTTATACCAGGACCTCCTATGTAATAGCGTTGAAAGTCTCCACCTTGAGCTACAATTTGTTCAAACTGTACTTGTCCTTGATATAAAGTAACTACTTGAGCGTTAGTGTCATTTATGTTGAAGATGAAGGGCTCACGATTAAAGTAGTAACGCCCTTGAATCATAAACTGGCTATAACTTGCTATACTAACTGCTGTTCCAGCAGAGGAATTAGCTAAGGACACAGTGCAGCTACCTGGAACTTTACGAAAGACATGGACCCCTAACATACGGGCTATTGTGTATATAGAATTAGGTTGACGTGCGGTATCGAGCATAGTCTCTTGAAGAGAACGCTCAATAGCCATAATTTCATAAGCACCTAGACTAGACAACCACTGAATGATAGTTACACCAGTACCTGTAGGAGACAAGTCAGTCCACTGGTCTCTAGTTAATAGATCAGAGGCGAACTGCTGTGTAAATTGCTCGTAATCAATAGTTAAATTAGATAAATTAACCTGAGGCATTAGAGCACCTTTATTAAGAGAAATTACTTGATACAGGCTACATAAATAGAGAAGGTAGTTTTAAGGTTAACGAAGCTGAAGTGCTCATAATAGGAATGTTATACGATATAATACCTAAGAAAGCCATGTCTTCTGGCATAGGGTAGAAGTTGGTTTTCTGTATGGATAGAGTTATACGAGGTATCCATTCACCTACAGCTTCAATTACAGCCATTTTTAAAAGTCGCGCAGTAGATGACAGACAAGGTTCAAACAGCAACTTAGGTATTTTAGAACCAAAAGTAGGTTCAAATTCACGAGAACCACGTACAGTAGTTATTAGATACATTATTTCTTGATTAACTACATCTATGTTGGATACCTTTTCAGCAGTGTTTCCTCCTACACCATACTGAAAATTGATATCTGTGTAGTAAAGAAAAGTAGCGTTAGCAGCAGGCATTATTTGAGGAGGTTGAAAAGTAGCCATGGCTGACCCTACGCGTAGTTGATTTGATTCAAGAACGGAGTCTCTTTAGGTCTAGTTCTAGCTGGTGGCACAGCAGGCGCTGATACATTAGGGCCTTGATCGTTCAAGTTGATTTTAGCAGCTCTAATGTTAACTTGACCAACAGCTTCGATGTTTGTAGTTCCTTGTGTCTTTATGTTTATGTCTTCTTTAGCAAGTATGCTACAAGGACCTTGTATTTCAATAGTTATGCCTTTAGGTACAGTGGTAGTAGCGTCAGGGCCTACTTTGCCGTCAGCTACTACCAACTTAATGTGACCAAAACCGTCAAAGGTTATTTGACTTCCACTAACGTGAGTAAATTCCCAAGCATCGGTCTTAGTATCTCGTACAAACTTATTACCAGAACGGTCGATTTCTCCTATCTGGTTAGGATAGTTTGTACTAGTTAACTCTGGATTAGCATTATCGTAAGTTTGTCTTGACCCGTGCCAAATAGGATGATATATTGTGTCATCCTGAAACTCAATCATAACCTCAGTACCTAAAGGAGGAACATCTACCTTGTTCTGATCCCCTCCGGCGTGCTGACCTTTCATAGCCCAAGGTAGAGACGCGTCATCCATGCCTTCATGGACCCCTCGACACCTAACCTTACACCGTTGTAGAGGTGGTTTATCTTTAGGTTTATTAGGATCGTTATTGTCATTGTTATCAACAACGATACCAACAAACATCTTACCTTTAAAGCTCTCAGGTTGTATCTTGGACTGAGTAACGAATAAGGCCATGGTAGATAGTCCTCTTTAACAGAAAGGTCAGAGCAGTGGCCGTTAGTTAGGGGCTAGTCGTGGTTATCAGGGAGCTATCGGAGAGTAGGAGTATCAGTCTAAAAGAACTCGTTGGATACGTTCTGGTTAGGACCAGTTGATACAAGGCGGAACTTTTCGTAGTACGTATTATTAGCTATAATTTTTATCTTAGCCGCTACTACGTAGATACCAGAAACATCTTGACGGCTGTCATTATTGTTGATGTCTGCGATACGGACTTTAACCACGTCAAACAGTTTTACACTTGTAAACGTAGACACAATAACTACTAGGATGTAGGAGTAAGAGGCTAAAAGTTTATCATTCTGATACTTAGCTACCGTGTACTTTTCACTAACGTTGCCACAGTTCAAGGGTAAAAAGGTTCGGCGCGTGTTACCAACGTCACCTTTTACACTTTCGTTAATGTTAATGAATGTGCTTGTTTTAGTGGCTGCTGTTTGGGTATAGGTATTAGACCCGTAGATACTCTCTTCAGTAGCAACATGTCCGTAGTTAACGAAGCTATTCATCATTCCGCCCAGATTCTTCATCTCAAAATGATGAACGCGTATCTCACCGTCGCTTGGATTGTTAGCAAAAGTTGCAGTAGGTGACTTTTGGGCTTGAATAGTCATATCTAAGTAGGATAGTTGAGTCTCTTGCGTATCAGAGCTTACTCCTAAAACCATGCAAGATTTGTCATCAATCCAACCGTGGTTAGCAACGTGGTGACAAAAATTACCGTAACTTTTACCAGCAGGCAGCCAATTCATTTTATCGTTAGGGGTAGTGTCAGGTAACACAATGTTAGTTATACCAGCGTCGGTAGCTGCTTGCTGTATTGCGTCTGAAGAGGTCATGTTACCATAAGACTTCTGTACCTGACCGCGCATGTACTTATACTCATCAAGAACACCTATTACCCGGTACATTAAACCAGCAGGTACTTGAGAGTGTTCCTTAACCGAGGAAATACGGTACAGCTTTTTCAGGAAGGTGCCAGAGTCAGTATCTTTACCTATACCTACTTGCATTACCGTACCGTCACCAATAGTAACATCTTTAATAGTAACACCAGTAGCGTCAATAAACCGCATGTCAATCATAGGGACTAGATACTGAATGTTGTCCACAATAATACAATGTTTAAGATTGCCTAAAGTCATCTGTAACTGGTTATCATCAGAGTCAATGGTTATGTCAACTTTGGCAGTATCTTTAACGATAAACATCGTAGTTAACCTTTATTTTTAGGTTGTTAGGTTGTTAGATCATGGTACACGATTGTTAGATCATGGTACACGATTGTTAGATCATGGTACACGATTGTTAGATCATGGTACACGATTGTTAGATCATGGTACACGATTGTTAGATCATGGTACACGATTGTTAGATCATGACTACTTTTGATACAGTATTGTTTGCGGCGTTTAGTGCGTTTATACCGTCAGATACCTGATTGAGAAACGGCAGCAGTAAGGTGGTCCCTGGCTGTATCTCGTAGGGGTGGATTTGACCAGAGGCTAGAATAATTAACCACCACAGACTAGTGGTACCGTAGTAATTGTAAGATAGCGTCACTATTTTCTCATGAGCTTGATACACATGAGTATTATAGTTTGTGATGTAGTCAAATAGTTTAACAATCTTAGGGTTTAACAAGTCAATCTGGTTCTCTGACTGAAACTTGTTAATCATTGTAATAGTTGCTGCAAAAGTTGACCTAGCGTAGTTAGACCTGTAAAAAGTTGACATTGCAGCCATAGTAATGCCCCTTTTTAATTAATCATGAATATCTGTAAAAAGTCTTGAATCGTAGTAATCATAGAAGTTTCAACACTAACATCCACTGTGCAGCCTATTAACTTACCACTATCGTAAATTAGACTGTCAGCTACTAAATTAACTGAGTTTATGATAGCGTTGGGGATATTCATGATATCTCCGTACTGAATTTGATACGTTCCACGTTTAGAATCGTTGTAGGTGGGACCAGGAGCTTCTAATATTATAGCCCCACCTACATTAGTACCCTTAGGTAGAATAGTACTCATTAGTGCAACAGCAGGCTTCATTACCTCTTCCATAGGGTCTTCTATAGCCATAAAAACTAGAGATAATGTAAGCCTAATAGGATCGCTACTCTTCCAGGTTTGAAGGGACATTTGCTGAATACCTACAGGTTGTCCCGTCATACCACCTATTGTACCACCATTAGCTCCTCTAGCTAGACCACCAGCCACTTGTCCTACACTACCAACAGCGGCATCGGATATACCTCCTCCTAACGTAGTCTCATACTGAGCAGATAGACTAAGTTGTAAGCTCTCCGGCATCCATGCTTTAATATGCCCACCTACTCCAGCAAAGGCAGGATTATCCCCATTAGCTGTAATTATTACTATGTAAGAGTCAAGAGAGGAGTACTCTGGAGAAGTCATACTAGGAGTAGTAACCATGGAAGGGTACCTTTACTAAGAATTAAGAGTGCTGTTGAGGAGTATTATGATCAGCATCAGAGGGATGAAAGTTAATGTCCTTAGGGTCTACTGTAGGACCAACCGAGGGTGATGGTGCTGGAGGTACTACTTTAGGTGCTGGAGGTGGAGGTGCTGGAGGTGGAGGTGCTTTTTCTTGTAGCGTGTCTCGAGGTTGACTCGTTGGCGGTGTAGGAGTAGAAGTTCCTGCAGCAGGCTTTGCTTTTCCAAAACTTGGACGTAATCCGGCAGCAGACCGTTGTTCCGGAGTCATTTGAGCTTCGGTTGCGTTTTGTTGAGCTTGTGCTTGAGCTTCAGGAGCCTTAGCTGCTTGAGCTTTAGCTAGCTCTTGTTTTAACCCCTCGGCCTGCTGAGCTTCTGCTGCTTTACCAGCCTCAGTTTTAGGAGCTTTATCAAAAGCTGCTTGAAACGACTGTTTAGTCGCGGCGTCTTGAGCTTGTAAGCTAGGCGAACCTGCTGCTGTAGAAGCTGGAGATGTAGCCGGTGCTTGAGTAGCCTCTGACTTAGCTTTAGCTGCGGCGTTATTGTCCGCTCGATTCTGAGCAGCCGTTTTACTAAGGTCTCCTAAACTCTTGCCTGCTGGTGCTGGTGTAGCAGTAGGTGCTGAGGTTAAGCTACCTTTGTCATCAACATGCATAGGTAAACCAGTAGACCGTGAAATAGGAGTACCTGTAACTGATCCTGTAGGCGTAGTTGCCGCTGGAGCAGAAGGAGCACCGCTTGATAAACCTCTGCTAGAGCCTGTTGTAACTGCCGGAGCAGAAGAAGTTGGAGGTGTGCTTGGTGCTGGTGTAGCTTCAGGATGCTTAGAGGTAAAATCTCTAACAATAGCAGATTGCTGTTCTTTAGCACCTTTTTCAATAGCAGCGTGTTGAGCAGATATACTATCCATTTGTTTATGTGCGTCAGCCATAGAAATTTTACCTTCTTTGGCTGCCTCAAGTATACCAGCACCTTTAGCTGTTAAAGCCTCTAATTTAGCGGTAGTATCTTTACCTATAGCGTCAAATTTTTGTTTAGCTATTTGTTTGTCAGTTAAAGGTGCAGGTATTGACGCTGGCCCACCAGCAGTAGGAGTATTAGACGACTGTGATGCAGGAGCAACAGTAGTTATAGTACCTGTATGACCTGATGGCTTAGCAGTAGTTGCTGCTGGGGTAGGCGTGGAAGGTGAAGGGGTAGCTACTGGCGGTACTGGCTGAACAGGGTTTTTAGGAATAATAGAAGTAGGTGGCGACGTAGCAGGAGGAGAGGCAGGTGCCGCTACAGGAGAAGATATATTACCAGGAGAAGTAATTTGTGGAGTAGGCATAGTAGCAGGTTGATTGGAACCTGCAGTCATAGTAGGAGGTTGTGTACCTGGACCTTTAGCTACAGATGCCTCAGAGCCACCTTCTCTAGACGCTGAAGAAAAATGCATTGGGTCTTGTACACTTTTCCAATTCATCCCCCATCCTAACCCCCATTTAGCAGCCAACTCGGCAGTTGACGGAGGCAAGTCAGTTGTTTTAGACCTATTAGGACTTTGATCAGGATTTATATCAATAGCAGCACCCCAAGCATGAGTACTCCACCTACTTGAGTTATTAGCGTTCTTTCTGGGAGAGTACCCACCAAGATCGGTTATTTGATACCCTGTAGCTTCTAAATCATTTATAAAACCTTGGAAATTAGGTGCATAGGCTGAGTTCACTTTAGCGGTTTTGCCAGACTTAGTTTTTATTTCTGTCAACGGTATATTGTCAGGCGGAGTACCATCCCCTATACCGTTACCTCCCATAGAAATAGTTCTACCGCTACCTCCTCCACTTACAGCACTTGCTTCTGAAGGAGCATTAAACGAATCCATACCAACAGAGGCAGGCATACGACTTCTTCCGCCTGCGCCACCGGCACTTTGCCTTTTCTGACCGCTAGCAGCCCACTTATCTAAAGGAGCGTTATAATCTTTACGCCCCGTCTCAATCTTCATGCCCATATCAGTCATAGCCTTAACAGCATTATCGCCTAAAGCTGCTAAGGTAAAATCTTTAGCACCACTCAGCATAGAGCTAAAAATAGGTGACATGTAATCACCAACTGCACCAACTGCTGTGCCTATAGCACTACCTACACCAGCAGCAGCAGAGTGTACACCTTTACCTAGACTAGTCATTACTGATTCGGAAGTTCCTGGATCATAACCAGCACCCATAAACCAAGAAGCTTCTTCTTTCCGCCTTTTAACTAGCCCGCCGTTTATAGTGCCTCCGGCTTTATTGTAAAGCTGCATACGGTCAGCTAAAGGTTTATAGTCTCCAGTAGAAGCACACTCATTTGCTGTTTGGTACAACTGACTCATTGCACCAGGACCTAGATTGAAGGTCATACTAGTTAATGCGTCTACTACCCCAATAGGAAGACCACTTATATTTACTGCATGAGAAACTGAATACTTGGCTTTAGCTAACTCTTCTTTTAATCGCTTCTCTGCTTCAGTTTTATCTATTTCTTCACCAGGATACCTAGATTTAGTACCGTAACCATTAGATAGTTGTTTGTAGTCGGCTGCAGCTACTGCGGTAAACCCCTCTAATTTTTTAACATTAGTAATTAAAGTAGAAGACAGAGACGCCGATAAACTGCCTTCATTACCTCCGGCTGTAGGAGGCTGCTCTCTAGGAGGTGGCGGGGGAGGCTGTGAAGGGGTAGCAGCAACAGGTTGTTTACTAGAAGGTATTTGATCAGCTACTGACGGATTAACTCCTATTGCTCGGTCTATTGCAGGTTGGGCTGTAGGAGGTGTTGAAGACGGAGCGTTCCCTGCCATAGGTACAGGAGGTACAGCGCCTATCTCATTAGCGTTAGCACTAGGCATTATAAAATCACCAACTGCTGTAGCTCCGGCTGCCAAAGAGGCTCCGGCTGAAGATAAGCCTCTAGTTAAAATAGAAGAAGGTTTGCTTTCTGCCGTAGGGGTAGAAATTACGGCAGGAGTGGTGATTGCTGGTGCAGCTTGTGAACCAACTGTTACAACAGTGTCTATAACTTTAGCAGCCGCTGCCGTAATTGTTGCAGTAGCTTCCGAGGATTTCTTTAAGTCTTCTATCCTCTTTTTAATACTCTCTAAGCGTGCTTTAAAAGCGTAAATTAGTTTATCAGTACGCTTAGCTAAACTTTGGCTGTCCCCGTCAACACGGGAGTCAAAATAAGTCAAAATCTCGTTTAACTGGTTTATTATCTCTTTGATTTGCTCTACTTTAATTAAGCAAGTCTCTAAGCTCCAACTGTCTATAAGACCGTTTTCCTTTATAATCTTAGAGACTTCAAGTTGCTTAATACCATCAGAATAATAGTTGAATAAACTAATGTCTTCCTTGCTAGGAGTAGAACCTGCTGTAAGCGCCTTAGGATCAAAATCAGGAGGTAACGTATCAGCGTGAGCTTCTGATACAAAAAACCCACTTATATTGTCCCAGAGGGAAGGAGTTGTTGCCTTGTTGTCTTTACTACTTGTACCAGGAGTCGTAGAAGATACAAGTGTAGGTTCCGCTACTGGTATAGCGGATACAGGAGCCGCTGGAGCTGAAGGTGCAGCTTGAGTTCCTGTAGTAGCAGGTACTGCTGTAGTAACTTCACCTTCTTTAGGTTTATCAGAGTTATCACCTTTCCCTAGTAAACCTTTAATACCCTCAAAACCTTTAGTGATAGGGCCTGTAATAGTAGGCAAGCCTAATGACGGCGCCACAACATCATAAGCCATTCCTGCAGCAATTACGCCGCCGCCGATGACGGCAGCAGATACTCCTCCTATACCTACAGCAGGTGCAGCAGCTACTGTTCCTACTGCCCCCATAGCAACAGCTAATCCCATTTCTATAGCTTGCCATGCCGAAACATCGTTTATTAACCCTGAAATAGTTTCTGCCTGATTTTTTTGTTTTTTAGCTAAAGCTTGTTCTTCCGATAGAGCACCGTTAATACGCTCATCATCTACTTTGGACTGTTCCTTAGCAAGGCCAAGTGCCGTTAACGCTATAGTTGCTGCAGCCGCTACAGCGGCTACCTTACCTCCACCTACACCACCAACATGCTCTTCACTAGTAAGACCTTTAGTAGGAACATGCGGTTCTTCTACAGGCTTAACAGGCTCTGTAGGAGGTTTCTTAGAGGCTTCTAATTGAGCCTTTGCGTCAGCTTCAACTTTGTTCTGCTTGTCTTTAGCTACGCGTGCTTCTTGTTCGGCAGCGGCTAACTCAGCTCGGGCAGTGTCAGCTTTTGCCTTTTCGGCTTGGATTTTGGAGTCAGCAGCCTTCAGCTCAAGTGCTTTTCTATCAGCACGAGCTTTGTCCAGTTCACGTTCTTTAGCTTCTAGAGCGGCATTGTCTTCTTTAAGCCCGGAAGTCTTAGCCTGCTCACGAGCTTTGTTAGCCTCTTGCTCTTTTGTAATTTCGGTTTCACGAGCTTTGGCTAGTTCTATAGCTTCCTTAGAGGCTTTAATATCAAGTTCTGCTACTTCTGCTAATTTATTATTAGCTTCGGTCCTGGCTTCTAGTGCGGTTTTTTCTCTGGCTAAACGGTCTAGTTCTGCCTTTTCAGCAACTTCACCGGCAATCTTAGCTTCAGCTTCTGCCTTAGCTTTGTTACCAAGGAATCCTTTAGACGCCATCCAGGTTTTTAAGTTTTCGCCTATTCCACCTTTTTGTGGCTTAGCGCCTTTAGTTCTTTCTTCTGGAGTAGTTGTCTTCTTAGAGGGCTTCTCATTAGGTTCAGTCTTAGTAGGCTTTTCTTTAGGTTCCGCCTTAGTAGGTTTAGTAGCTTCCTTCGTAGGCTTATTCTTATTAAACATATCAAAAAATTTCTTTAACAAGTAACCTTCAACTACGTCTTTAAGTAAGTTTTCAACCGTAGAGAGAATAGACGTACCGTTAGCGTTATTGAGCAGTTTAATTATCTGATCTAACCGCTTGTCAACCTCTTGGAAATCCTTGTGAACTTCTTTGCGGTTTTTACGAAGGTCTATAACTTCCCGCTTCTCAAGACGAACTTTGTCAATTTCACGACGTTCACGACGCTCGTTGGCAATGAAGTCACGCTTCTTGTCAGCAATGTCTTTGTCTTCTTTGGCCGTCTGTTTGGCGCGAGCGTTACCGTTAGCTGGAGTATTAAGTGGGCCAAGAGGAGACAAGCCTGCCTTATTCAAGGTAGCAGTAGTAACCTGCTTACCCATCAGTTTCTCAAGACGGAGCAACGTTGATTTGATCTGTTGAAGTTCAACAGTCTCATCGTACTTTGATTGTTTGGGTTGGGCACCACCAACAAACCGTCCTAAGGAATCCCTAGGACGGAACATCTGAGCACGGCCGTTAACGTAGTTCTGAGCTTCTGACAGGTTTAACATTAGAGGTCACCGTTTTTCTACTAGGCTTGGGTATTACTCAACGTAGTCAGTCAAGTCAAGGTCAATGGTTAACATCTCGGCTTCGGGGTAAGTTTTGACAGGTTTGTTGAATTCAACTTGTTTGCGGCCAGTCAAGATTTCCAGGTTAGAAATCTCTTGGTCCAATGTGTACAAGCCGTCAGCGACGTTACCGTACACCACTAAATCATTGGTGTGTTGTAAATGAAACTTTAAACGGTTACGGTCTTCGTACAGACTGAACAGGTATTTCGCACTGTCAAATTTCTCATCGGTGCGGGAGATAGTTTTATCCAAGCCGTGGTTGGTAGCTTTGATAAACTTACGGATTGTGTCCAGCACGCTAGGGTCGCCGTCAGCAAAGGTTGCTACTTTATCGGCAATACTGTTGCCAGGCAAATATTGAATTCGGTCGTAGACCCACTTGACTTCTGGCTTCAATTCACCGTTCAGTAGTAACATTTCTTCGGCACGAGGGACAACAAAGTTTGTATAATCAGTAAGGTCCAGAGTCTCCAAACGTTTGATTTTGAAGTCGCTCATTTCAACTTTGGCAATGTTATCGTTACCGTACTTAGAGGTCCAGGTAATCTCTAAAGGCTTCTTGAACGTATTGAACCACTGGTAATAAAGCAAAAACTCAAAGTCAGCTAGTGTCAAATTGCCTGTTTTAACCGAATGAACGTCGTCAAACAAATTGAACATCAATTTCAAGTCATTGTTGCTCAGCACTGCAACAATCTGAGTCAGATGAACAATTTTGAACGGCTTTATTGTTGCAGCTTTGAAATCATATAGCCGGTAACAACTGGGATAAAGGATAGACATTGCCTTAACCTTTTCTTCTTAGCTATTAGAAAAGAATTTTTACAACAGAACTTACGCTACAAACAAAATTAAGATTCAGATTACAAACTGAAAGCCTAAAAATAAAAAATAGTGCCGGGCTTCCATTACGAAAAGCCCGGCACTTTAATAGTTAGATAGGCAAACATAGCAATCAACTAAGGGGACTGAGAACCCAAAGTTTGAAGAGCTAGAGGTTTCCTAAGGTAGTTCCAAAAGGCTTATATAAGAACTCAGTCTTACTGCTAACAAAGGTTAACGACGATTGAACCGTTTCATCAAACTTTGTTTGACTTGGTTAACACCTTTAGCTTGCTGTTGACCAAGTTGGTCTGAAGCACGACGGTCTCGGATGTCTTTGTACAGCATATTGCTCAAGTAGATAAAATCCATACACGTCATGGTGTCGTAGTTCAAGTTGCTAAGGTGCATACTTAAACTGTACATGCGGTCATAGATTACTTGAGCTTCATATTGTTGGAAAGAATGAGAAGATGTTGATCTTCAGCCTCACAGTCTCCGGGTCAGCGGCTACCGGATTACCGAGGCTAAGGTCACGTTCAATCTGCTGGATTTCTTTATCCAAAGAAGTAAGACTCTCGGTCAAGGTTTCAATTAGGTCAGAGTCAATATCACTACTGGTTGTGGCCGATTCAAAAGCCTTAGCTGTAGTAATATATTGGTGTTTAAGGTTCTCTAACCAGAAGACCGCGTTGAAACTTGGGTCAGTAACCTTGACCATTTCACTAACACCGTGATCACATTTATCTATTAGCTCAGGTATTAGGGCTAGATCACCAACGTCCATTTTGTAGAGATTCTCTATTTTCTCTTCTAGAGTATCTCCAATAACATATTGAGCACGTTCGTAAGTCCAACGTACTTCCTCGTCTAAGTTCTCAGTCTCAAGAAGCTCCCAATCCCTAACTGTAGGAATTGTAAACCCCTTACTACGAAACTGTGTATTGAAGTCTTCTTTAGAGAGAGTAGCTTCGATAATGTCTAGCTCTGACCGACGAACTTCAGTATTTCCCCTATTACCGTACTTAGATGTCCAAGTAATATTGAACGGTGTACGAGGATAGCTCAAATACCGTTGGGTATACAGCATGTAGTAAAAGTCTTGCCGAGATAGGTCACGAGCGTCTACAGATAATGTGTTATCAATAAGGTCGATCAACAAGGTCAAGTTCTTACTATTTTGAACCTGAGCCACCTTAAACATATCAGGTATACCAAACGGACGGACAAACACTTCATCGAAATTATAAAAATTGCACTTACTAGGTAATGAAATGCGCTGCATTTTAGGGTCTATTGTACTACGTGCTTTTAACAAAATGGGAGACACGTTAAGCGGTTGATTTTTACGTTGCTCTTTTAGAATATCTTCCTGAGAATCTAATTTAGGCTTAGCTTTCTGCGGTTGCACAGGAGGCTGCTGTACTTGACGTAAAGGTACAATATCCTGATATTCAGCCTGATCTGACGTATCCGCAGAGGAATTTAAATTCTGGGTAAGGCTGTCAGTAAGGCTAGAAATATCGTCAAATTCGTCACCGGTACCACTCATTTGCAGAGCCTGCTTACGCATTTTCTCTTGAGCGGCCCGTACTTCAGCGTAATTGCTAACGGGTCCTGGAGGAGGGCCACCAGCTAACGCTTCAAATTGCTTGGTTATTGTTTGGTCTTTGGCCTTTTTAGAAGCCTGCTCATCATAAATTTCTTTAGCAGTTTTCCCACCCATTTCGTGAACAGGAAGGTTTTTAGGGTCAATTTTACCAGTACGGTTAGGCTGTACAGACGGTGGATTTTGTGTTAGACCGTTAGTAGACCGAGGGGGAACAGGTGCAGGAACCGATTGAGTATTTTGAGTATTGTGGGGATTGTGTGTTCTCATACCGGGAGGTGGTTTATTGCCACGTTGCATTATTTCTTCTTGTGTGTACACCTTACCGTTAACGTCTTCAAACTTGGCGTTTTTAAGAATTTCTGCTGCTCTAGAAGGTATAGCCATTTTTAAGACTCCAGTTTCTTTTAATTTAAAAACTCTCTTAACTAAAATTAGATTCTAGTCACCAAAAATATTAGTGCGTGCTGACTGCATATGGTCTAATAACAGATTGTTAGCTGAAAGTACAGTGTTTGCGGAGGTATTTAGATTGTATTGCATACTAGTAGCTGAATTTGTAGTATTAGTCATAGCGTTATTCCAGGTAATCTGATTATTAGCATTATTGTTAATAAGATTGTTCATACCTCGTAACACCGCCGCCTGACCATTAGCTAACATGGCTAAACTATTAGTAGCTGATGTAACAGTATTTATACCAGAAGCTACTCCTTGTAATAGCCCACCAGTCTGGAAGTTAGAGGATCTTGGAGAAACTGCACTAATTAACGTTCTAGCTGTATTTACCGTTTGTGCTGCTGCTCCTAATATAGTTGTAGCTCCACTGACAGAACCACTTAGACTGCTTAATGCTAACCCAGTAGCTGCTGCAATAGGATTAGATGCAAATTGCTGAACTGTTTGTACTACATTAGTTACCGTACCTGCTAGTCCTGATAACGTATTTGCAGCAGAAGCAATTGAGTCAAAACCTGAATTAACAGTATTAGTAATATCTGGCATTAGGGAACCTAAGCCGGAACCTAACGATCCAAGACTAGAACCTATACTATTAGTGTTTAAAGCACCTAATGAAAAAGAATCTGCACCGCCTGTTTGAATATCTGTATCGTCCACAGAGAAGTTACAGGTTATCCTAACACGGTCAGAAGATTGAGATTGAAAACTTAATCCTGAAGGTTGAGTAGGCCACATACCAGTGAATACGCCCTTAAAAGCAACGCCACCTAAACCGTTGAACGCTTGAAAGGACACTTCTTTCTTGTAGCCACCACCTACGCCACCTCTAGGAAGACCATAATAACCAGTAGCAGGATCAACTATTAAAGCGCGCCAAGAAGCTAAGTAGTTAGTTGTTAGATAATTTACATCTTCATAAAAGGTTACAGACACACCGCCTACGCTATTAGCTCCTGGAAAATATATTTGAGTACCTGCCATCGGCTTACCGTTAGCGGGAATATCCATTAAAGTAAATTCTATCTCTTCCACATAAGTTATTGGTAGCGACACACCCATAATAGAGGGAAAATATACAACCCAATCCCAACTTGGGGCTGGATCAGCCATAGCTAGAACAGTGTTTAATGTTATATTAGACATTTTACTAGCCTGACTGTTTTTAAAGATTAACTTGGGTTATTTGTATAGTTAGATGAGTATACAGGCTTTAGGCTTTAGACGGCGTAGAGTAGACCAAGTGGTTATGGGTTAATTAGTATTACATAACCACTTGGTCTTTACTAGCGTTAGTGTATTACGCGTATTAAAGACTTCTAGTGGGTTAGGTGTTAGGCGCAATATCAGAATAGGTGTAGTCATAACTGAATGTTACGGGAATCTGACCAGCGTTAGAAGAGCCACCGTCTAAGGATACATCACCCACGTCAGTAGGGAAGATATTGTAGAAAGTCATAGTGTGAATAACATCGCCTGGGTGGTTAAACATTTGCAGTGTACCGATTGTAGAATAACCAGCCTTAAAGCTTTGCGAATTACCAGAAACAGTACCAACAATATACTCCTTCCAGGTTTTGAATATGCGCCACGTATCCATAGTCTGATCTTCATAATACGTGACACTTAAAGTTTGTGGCTGAATACCTCTGCCGCGAAAATTCACCTGATGCGAATGGACGGCTACGGTATACTTTTCCGTGCTGAAACCGGCCAAAGAGACGTTCAAACATTTTAGGGCCAAATTCTGCAAACTGCCTGTTCCGGGGCAGCTAGAAATGACCATGTAGAATGAATCTAAACTGAGAATGTCTGGCACCGAAAGCACGTCAGTTAGGCTGACTCTCATAATCCGTACTCCTCAAGAATATGATATTCGTTGAAAGATGCTATTAGTATATTCCATATTAAAGTATTATATCCGACAGGGCTTGTTAAAACCGTTTATTTTTAGCCCGTTTGGTATTTTATTAAATTAGTATTTTTTATTCTAACACAACACCTAGGGTAACAAGGCTGAGTTGTTTACTCTAGGTGTTGTAGAGTTGGTGCTATTAAGTCAGACGTTCTTTTTAAAAAGTTATCTTAGCGTCTTTTGACTTAATAGCTCCACTTTTACTAGACTCTCTTTGATAAGAGCTTGGCGCAACTCATCAGTAGACGAGAAAAATTTGTATATCTTGTCTAAAGGCCACTTCTCTACAGTGTAGAGAATGTGAGATAGTTCAAAAACTCTAGGCAGCCGTTCAAAACGGTTACGGTAAGTTTTACCATTAAACTGCAAGTCTGTAGGTAAGGCACTGCCGTGTTTAACAGAAGGTTTAAGCGTAGGCGTAGACATAGAGGTCTCCATTAGTTTTTTGTTATTACAGGCGTGGTGGCCGACGAGGTTCAAACAAACCAGCTTGTTTAAGCACAGAAGCTACAAATGTGTAATTAGTGCGTGTAGCTCTAGCTAGAGCATAGTATTCGGTGACTCCACTGTTATAGAGTTTGAGAACTTTAGCTTTGTCATGTTGAGTAAACATTCTTATACGTTTTTCGTATACACCTGCCACATGTTTAGTAGCTTTCAACATAAGTAGCAAGTATACCAACTCAAACACAGAGCATCCTAGAAGCTTTGCTATCCATCGGTACGATTTAGTCTTAACTAGGAGACAAGCTACAGACTCTTTTAGATAAGTCCACTTAAATTCCCAAGTCCTAGTCCTGCTTACATTAACGTACAAAGGATATATCTCCTTAATGTACCTAACTAATAAGTAGGCACTTATATTAAGATAAGAGCACAACTCTCTAGCAGATAGACCAAACTCCAGATATAAAAGTTTAACTTTCTCTCTGGTAGTTTTATCAGAGTTTGCCACTTCCGTTATAAACTCTTCCTCATGAGTCCCTTCCACCTTTAACAAGGCTTGACGAAAGGTGTCCAAACCTCTAGAAGCTGCTAGTTCATGGTAATCGTCCAAAGCTTTCCTAGCCAAAGTACCTGGACGAATAATGTTGTTCCAGTCCACAACGCAGTGCTTAGATTCCCAAGCTTTAATAGCTTCGTTAAGCTGATCGTAGGTGTAGTTGGACTCGACACTCTTGTACAAGTTGTCCTTATAGTAGAACGGGCGTAAATTAGCGGGGTGACAAACTTTTTTGAATCCTATAGGCGCACCGTACCTAGTGATTCCATCGAAAATAGACAGTGTATGATCTATATGGTACTCTTTACTACGCAGACCACAAGGATCAATAATGTCTTTATAACGACGATACACCGAGTTCGTTATAGCCTTAACCATTTCATAGTAAGCGTCGCGGTGTTCTACTGTGAGATCACCTTTTAGTAACCGTTTACGGACTGAACTCCTAAACGTAGAAGTGTCTAGTTTCTCTCCCGACTCTTCAACTATACGATGACATTTAACTGGGCTATACACTCCAATAATTTCAGAAATTTCCCTGTAAGTAATTCCTGAATTATGCAAGCGTACAACTTCCATGTGACGTAAAGGATCGTTATAGTCTTGAAACTTTTCCTCGCGAGTCTTATATACACCCACCCCCTTCAAAACTTCTACTAAAGTAGAGTGTCTAGTAATTCCAGACTTTTCTCCTAGTTTGTAGTATTCATGTACACCATCATTAAAAAGGTCGATGACAATTTTCTTTTGGTGACACGTGTAAGGCAACTTCCGACGCTCATACTCATGTGTACGATGTTTAGTCTTACCTAAACGAACTAATAAACTTACTACTTCAAACACAGAGCAGCCAATCTTTTTGGCCGCGTACTTGTACGAGTATTTTTCCGAAAGTTCTACAGCTTGACATTCTAACTCGTAGGTCCAGTCAGTATCCCACTTAAACCCTGAAGCTAAAGATTTGCTATACGCCTCCGGCATCCTGGGGTAAATCTTCTGAACGCTAAAACCTGTATAGGGTGCTATTTCTTTAACACCGAATCCAAACTCGTAGTAGAGTATGTCTATTTTCTCTTCTACAGACATAGAGTCTACTAGATCATCTTCTACGTAGTAGTAATCACGCTCGACCTTGTCCTCAATTACTAAACCTTCAGCCCTGAGAATATCCTCAACGTATTTCTTGGTACGCTCGTTGTTGCACCCAGATAACCTTTGAATTTTAGATAGAGGCCAACCTTCTTTAGCAAGTTTGATGTAAGTTTGAGCTATTACCGATCATCAAACCTATGATGATCGGTAATAGCTTCCTTAATGAGCTTGGATGAGATGGCTATAGGTAACCCGTCTTGAGTTAACGCAGTAGTACCCTTTAAGTCTTTTAATTTAAAAAGACGTTGAAAGTCATCAGGAAGCTCAATACCAATACTGGTACGAGGAGGTATTTTATAGGAACCCATGGTCTTGACTTTCTTAGTGAAATGTTATTATTTTTGTAGTCTATCACAACTAAGATTTGTTGTCAAGAGAAATCGTATAAAAATTTGCAAATTTTTATACGATTTTTAGTAGAGAAATAAGGGTTGTTTTATAAGATTTAAGTAGTAAACAACCCTTATTTATAGGTTAATTTTTTCTTTTCAGACCTCGTTGGTTCAGTATAGGTAGTCAGTTTTCTTCGTTTTAGCCTCAAACCGCCCTCTAAGCGCCTGAAACCACTAATTCTGAGAAAGAAGCACTAGTCGAGGTAATTGTCGAAGTTAAGAGTAAAAAGACTGCCGGAATGGTGGGTTTTACAAGGAATTCTACGTTCAGAATCCCCTGATCTTCGTCACTTGCGCTGTTGTTCCTTTTATCCGAAACCACCATGAAATCCAACAATCCCCTCTTGTGCATGATGGGGTTAGCAAACTGGGTCACCGTGTCCACAATCGCCTGTCTTGTAAAATCGTCGTTCGGCTCGAAGACTTCATAAATCAGGTAATTGAGGATGGATATCTCCATATAGATCATCAAACGACGTACGTTGATATTACTCAAAGCTGACGCTGCACTCTGCAAAGTAACTGCCGCCCAAACAGGGTAACCGATACCTGGCATGTTGCGAATGAAGTTAATTTGAGCAGGATACATAAGATCACGGTCGCCTTGATTATAGGTAAACCGCAACCCAAGGATTTGTGTGCTCAGATTAGCCCGATTCAGACCGGCTGGAGCAAACCACGTTGCTGCGTTTTTATCAGTATAAGCATAAATAGCAGCCATGTACCCGCTAGGTGGCACGTAGAATTGACTATTGGTGAAAGTGTCCTGAATATAAAGATCAGGAGTATAGATAGCCGCGTAGGAACTGTTGATGTTAAGCGTGTTACGACGATAGTTTAAAGCTTTCTGCGGCGACTGGAAATTACTAGGCATATCAAGAATAGCAATACAGTCTTGCCGAGTGAGAGCCAACTGTGTCATATACTTTTGAACGGCTGGAATAGTAACACCACCGTTAATAAGGATACGAATGTCAACTGCTTCACGGTCAGAGAACAGAGCCCAACCACCGTTAACAATAGCGCCGTTGATGGAAGACCCAGCCATATAATTGTTAGCCGTTGGGGCTAGGCCATTATAACCGTAAGTAAGAAGGGTAATCTGAATCTGAGTGTTTTTAAGAATTACGTCTTGACTCCACTCAGGCTGATAAATCCTAATGTACTTAGACGAATTAGGTCCTTGGTTAACGGCGTACATAATATTCTGCTGAGCACCGTAACCGTCATTCTGCATAGCCAAACTAACGGTGAACTGTTCAACAGGAGCGACCACACTTTTAGTAATATCATAAACGTTAAACAGGAAGGTATTATCAGGAGGAATTCTATCAACAATTTGAGTAATAGTAGCAGATACTTGGTTAGTACCACCGCTAACGATAACATTATTGATGATAATATCAGCGGTTGCGTCAGGAGCAGTAACAATAATCTGACGATCATTATTGTTACCACCACCAATAACCACTGGAGCAGCAGTGCTACCTGTACCTAAGTAAGTAACAATTGCTGTAGCAATATCATCTAGAGTTTGATCGTTATTGGAGTTATAAGGAACAGTAGGCAGAGCGTTACCGTTAATAGACATGTTAACAACGTTATTCGCCATTAACATATTACTAAACGAAATCTGTAATATCTGAGGTATGCCTTTGTCAATAGCCGCAATCTGCACACCGATATTATTAGCCCACGAACCAGGGTCAACACCAAGAACGTCAAACAGCTTAAGGTCTTCTACAGAGCCGTTAGCTTGAGTGGTACCGCCGGTAACATCAACGTTAATGATGGCTACTTGAACATTTAACGGAGAGAATAACCGAACAATACGATTGTTAGAACCATTAACTACTGTAGCAGGCATAACATTAACAATAGCCCCTGTTGCCACAGAGTTAAGAGTGCTATGAATAGCATTTGCTAAGTCAAGTAAAGTCTGATCGCTAGTAGTGTTAAACGGTACTGAAGCAATAAGATCAGCGTTTACTGGAAGACCGTGAATTTCACCAGTTACCACAACCTCAACATTGACTGTGTTATTGGTGATAAACGGACCATCAAAAATGATACCCTGAACGTCAGGAGCACCGTTATTGAAGTCATTAGTTAACCCGACGGTACCCGGAATAGGGGTATTATGTTTGCTAAGCGGACCTTCACGATCTGTGACATAGGTCAAATTAGCCCACTGAGCACCGTTTACCACCCGAGTAGACCACAGATTAGTGCCTACTGTGAGGAACGCTAGTGCTGAATGATGACCAAATCCTAGCTTAGTATCTGGATTCCCGTATTGTGCTAGGAAATTAGTATTACTGGAGCTGAAAAAGAGATCTAACGATCCCTTGTCCGATGCTAAAACTAGCGCAGAAATTGAAGTAGCTATAGGTGATACACGTATAGATATATCATTTTCTCGAAGATAAGATCCAGGAGATAGTGCAAACGTGGGCATGGCGGGGTCAACTCCTATGTAATGAGCGTCAAACGCTGTTTTACGTATAAAACCGACATAGTATTTTCATATTAAAATCCTCAAATCACTGTATTCTTAGCATAAATCGTTATCAACGGATCAAAATCACTAAGAATATCAATAATATGTTTATTGTATTATGATGTGAACTTACTGCCCTCAAGCGGCACGGTATAGAATCTGAAGAATTTTAAACTTTCTTAAGATTTTTCTTGACTCTCAATCTTTAGTGTGTTACTATTACTTATGATTAGAATTTAGTAGTTCTACTAAAACTTAGGAGTCTTTACTATGGACATTTTAGAAGTAATTCATGCTTACACTGTTGAGAAGCTGTACCTACAAGTCATTGCTAGGAACTTCGGAACTACTCAACACTACATTAGGGAAGTTCTTCACAATGAAGGTATAGACGTTGTAGAAAGGTCACCGTTTAAACTATCACACGGCGAGGAGTTGAAGTTAATTGAAGAGTATCACAACCTAGGGCCTAATGCCTATATAACAGATTTATGTAATAAGTACGGAATAGAGTACGCTACTTTTATTTCAATTATGAAACGTCACAATGTTCCTAGAGACGAGTTCAAACACCGTCACGCCGGTACAAGAGGTGAGGTGAGAGCTTTAGGTAACACTACGCTACACCCTACTTTAGAAATGTGGGATAAAGGTCAGAATGTAACCACTATAGCGAAAAGTGTAAAAGCTCCGTTAATGAGAACGGCTGCACTAATAGTAGATAAACGTGAACCGTGTCCCCGTATAACTGTAATGGTTAACGATGCTCTACTAAAAATAGCCGAGCTAGACTATGTAGAGAACCGAGAGTACATTACTGACCTACACAAGTATCAGGAAGTTCACGCTCCTAACAAGTGTGCCTGTTACCTCTGCCACAAAAAGACTGATGACTTAGTCATTGATCATGCCCACACGACAGGTTTGATCCGTGGACTAATCTGTCCTACTTGCCTAACAGAAGTTCGTCGTGGTGAGGATAGGAAATCCAGTACAAAATTAGGACTGACTACTGCCAACCCAATGAGAATCTTAGAACCCAAGAACTTCTCTAACAAGCAAGAAAGAGAAATTTGTAAACTGTACCGTAGTGGTGAACACATAGACAAAGTTGCTAGGAAGTTTAACACCTTCTACATGGATATACGTCGTGTGCTGCTAGAACATAAGGTTACCTTACGCCAAACTACTGACTACACTTTCAATGACGAAACTGCTTGGCAAATGATTGAAGACTTAAAAACCGGAAACTACACAATACCCTCTATTGCTAAAAAGTACAACACTCACGGATCGACCATTATTTTTACCCTGAAACGGTACGGTGTCCAGTACAACCCTCGTAAATGTAAGTCGTACATTGAAGCTAGGTTAAAACAGTTCGGTACCAATCCGGCTGACTACAAGAAAATCTTAGACTTCTGGGACGCTGGTAAGTCCACTAGGTACATTGCCCGTAAGCTAGGAATCAATCGTAACCGTGTCGGAGCGTTAATAGTTAAACACCGAGACTTCTCACCTAAGATTCTAAAAATGGTTAAGTTGCTTTTAACCAAAGTGGAAGGTCAGGTTTACGACAAGAGTAAAAACTCTCAATTCATCTACACTTTACACAAGTTCCGTAAGCTTCACGACCCGGCTAGTAATTGTTGTGAACTGTGTGGGGTGTCTGGGTCAGAGGTTAACTTAACTATTGACCACTGTCACAAAACCGGGCTAATTAGAGGTTTAATTTGTAACAACTGCAATGTTGGTCTAGGTAAACTAGGTGAAGATAGGGAACAATTCCAACGAGCAATTGATTACTTGACTTTTACTCGTGACGCCTTAGCTGATATAGCGCCTGCCCCTAAGTTAACAGAGTACCGTGTAGACTCAGAAGACTGGCGTGGTTCTAAAGTTGCAATTCTCAGGTTGTGGGACAAGTACAAATTAAATGTAAGTCCTGACCAGTTAATTTTCAAAATTGCCGAGAAGCTGGAGATTACTCCATTCCACGTGGCTTATAGGTTAACAGTAGATCGTCCGGTGAAAGGTGCTACGCGTTCTTTATTCGCCAACCAAACGAATAATTTCCTAAAAGAGAAGAATTTACTACGTTTGGGAATCCGGGAAGTATTACATACAATTCAAGGCTATCCGTTTAACACTACAGTGTACCACTCTCGTATGCTAGTAAAGTGGTTAATTGAAGCGTTCACTGAGGACAACCTGTGCTGTGCAATCTGTGGTGACAGTGAAAGGTTAGTGGTAGATCACTGTCACGAGACTGGTTTGATTCGTGGTTTACTATGTCAATCCTGCAACCACAGTATTGGTCACTTTAAAGATAACAATGATCTAATTGACAAAGCTATGGACTATGTTGAGAGCCTACGCCGAGAAGCACCTGTAAACAGTTACTGCACACCTTTAGGATTAGCAGAATTAAACTCTGAATTAGCTGTGTGAGAAGCGTGAGAGTTTTTCAGCTTGTCTAGTACTGGTGCAGGAGTGGGTAACGGAATAGACACAGGATTAGGTACAGCTACTCGGTGATGGGTACCGTCGTCTGTACGCTTTACAATACGAACTTGGGTGTCATCAAGCTGCCAAAGAAATTTATCATCCGTAGCAACTGCTGCTTTCGGTGGAATGATTATTGCATCTCCGTCTGCTGAATGAACTACAACCGAAAATTTAGAGATATTTTTTAATACGAGCATTTGCTAAGGTCCTTTATATTTAGCATTCTGAATGTCTTGATTAAAATTAAGTTTTTACCAGAAACTACTCGGCAAGGATACCCTGTTAACATAGGTATAACCAGAGCTTTTAGGTAAAAACTAACCAATATAATGTATGTAACAACCCAAGTTTGATTAAACTTTTTACAACTAACTTGTAGAACTTTAGTAACGGAGTTCAAGACTACGCCAGATAGGTCTTTACGAGTAGGATTACTTAGGTAACGCTACTAAGAGTAGTAAATCCTGACGGCTACCTGGACAGTGTTAGTGTTGGTTAGCACTATAGACGTATAGGCGGCTGTAGCCATGAACAAACTACTAATGTTAACCGTATGCTCTTCAGCCATTGAAGTTATAGGGTTGAGACTTGAGAACACGGCTGATAGTGTACCAGTTGTATAAACATGAACCAAATTAGAAACTTCATTGATTGTAATTACACTAGAAGGATTCATTATTTTCACAATAGAGGAAATCCCGTTCTGATCTAGCATAATAGATGCTCTATATTTATGGATGTTTATCGTAGAATTAGGGGTAACCTGATACAAGTTACCGTCTGCTACTAACGTAATAATTGTAGACGGAGTGTCTGCTAGATTAGTCACAATTTCACCCTCACGTGGTTACGGTGTTACAGATATTCAACATCAGGTTTAGCTTTATTAGTCGTAGTACCCTTTTTCAAGTTTAGTGGAGTGTCGGTAACGAAATCGCCGTTAGCATTCTGAGTTTCAAAAGTACCTGCTGGAGTAACAACTGCTTTGATAACTTTGATTTTCCCTAGGTACGTGTTTAATTGTACAGAGGTTTCAATTGTGAATTGTTCACCTATATCATCATTTTCAAAGTCTGGTAATGTTAGATTTTTATCCATAACCATGTTAATCGGTGCTTTAAAGGAACTGTCAGTAGTATCAAGATAGAATTTCAAATCTCCTCCTACTGCTATATACATCCATTGTTGCTCAAAAGCCATACGGTCGGCTTCAGTCTGACAAACAAACAATACACGTAACGTAACCTGCACCGGGAAAATATTATAAACGTAAGAATCATAGAAACCTGAAGTACGTCCACCACGAATTCCGGTTCGTCTAGTATTCTTAGCAGCCAATCCACCGTCTTGAACAGCTACAGCCGTCCGTTGCACCGCAAAATACGGATACTCCATTTCTTTATACTTCTTAACCATTTCCCGCATGTGCCAGTTATTAGCTACCGACACAACCCGAGTAGGTTCAGTATCAAAGAAATACTCAAATTGCTTAGCCGCACCGAACAACGACGCTTGGTATATATCTGTAAAATCTGGTATCTTGTTGTGCATGGGTTAGGCACCCTCTTTCGAAGAAAATAGACTTACGTACCTTTAGGGAAGGTTAGTCAAAGTCAGCAGCTGCGTTGTACAAGTCCAACCAATCAATTTCCAATTTAGGACGGGTTCCAGTTTTGGTCTGTTCAACCCACAAAGCAACTTCTTCAGACACACAAAGTCTTCAATATCAGCTTTAGTCAGAGTAGTACTATGAGACTCGTAGGATTCACGCAAGCGTCGTAAAAACTCTTCTGGATCAGCTTGAATTTCGCTTAGTTTCATGGTAACGTCCCATAAAACACCTAGTTAAAAAGAATACCGTATCTAATTCGTCTTAACAAAGCTTTTAACAATAGTAGCTAATAAACGACGAGCTTCTTTAGCTAACCATTTAAAATATTCATCATGAACAGTGTCTGGCGTATGAGTTTTTATGAAATCCCAGGTATGCGTACCTTTAAGTTTAGAATTTAGTTGCCTATCATTCAATAGGTCTTGACAAGCTTGGTGTATCATAGTCATATCCAACAGATTATCTTTAGTCTGCGGATATAGCAGTTCAGCAATTGCTTGTCCCGCGTGGGAACAGGTCTCTAATGTATGATAGAAATACCTAGCGTATTTTGCTATATATTGAGGAGTCTTATTCTTTATAACTTTCTCTAATAACTCTAACCTCTTATTCATAGCTTCAGTCATAGGAGGTACACCAGCCTCTTTCATTTTTAGCATATTATTACGTGCTTCTAATATCTTAGCATAATCATCTAAAACCTTATTAACCTCACTTAATTTTATATTAGCTTTAGACGAAGAGTCATCAGAGACGTGTTGCAAGTAATGAAGGTACTCGTGACATAACCGGCTATAAATATGCTTTTGGGCTTCAATCCAAGGAAATACGTTATTATATCCTAATTCGATAGTTTTAGTCTTATAGTTATACTCTCCAAGAGTGGGAGAGGCGTTAGGATCAAAGTAGGCATAAAGTATAATAATCACGGAACTGGAAGGATGCTTAAACTCTTTAAAACTATCATTAGAATTTCTTAAAGGGCCATTAGCTGTAATCTCAGTCATTATCTTATTTAACACAGAGATATCATTCAACTTAACGTTCATAGCTAAAACGACGTGCCCTGACACTTTAAAGTAAGTGTTTATTCTTAACGCTGAATTAGTTGCCACGGTCTGTCTCCAACTTGACTATCAAACAAAAATTGTTCTACTTTAGTAGCTATAGTGCTAACCGCATCAGTAAGTTCTAATGCCTGCATAATATATTGGTTAAAACCCATTATATGATTACAAATTTTACTCCAATCTACTGATCTAGTTACCATTCGCCTAGTTAAGATAAAAGTGTGAAAGAAAATCTTGTTAAACTTACCAGTATACTGAGAGTAAGGTACTGCTACTATCTTAACAAATACTTCCCCAGAGATATGATAGGTAATAGGTTCAAAAATTCTGTTAATGTCTTCAACAGTAATATTCCGTTCTTTCTCTAAGAGGAGAAGAGCCCTAACGCACTCTACTACTTGGTCTAAAAGCTCTGGAGGGACATATGAAAAGTCTGTGTTCTCATTAGCCACTAGCTTTGAAGTAATGTCAACGTCATTATAGTCATTATAGTCATTAACTCTAGCAAGTTTTGACATTGAGTTACTCCTTAGTTTTACGCCCAAAATGCCTAAAGTCGAATAATATACCGTAAGAAGTCTTGATCTGGTGTACAACCGTGTTCTAGGATAGCATGTTTCATCAGGTCAGGCCAACGGTAATGGTCAGTATAAAACTCGTGGCTAGGTAATTCACAGTTACAAATACGGCAGAAGGCTTTAAGGTTATTAACGTCTTTGTTAACCTGTTGTTCAATCCTAGACAGCTTAGTAGTGAATACTTTACGGACGTTCCCCGGCATCGGGTTAGTTAGTGGAATCTTGTCGTAATCGGCAAACGCTACTTTAGGCATAACATCATAGGACTTGGGTTGATTGTAACGTTTGATATACTCGTCTAAATATGGATCATTAGGTGACGGTACGATAGGCCATGATCTTGACATAATTTATGCTCCTCATTTTTGAAAGTTACTTCTAAAAATTTCTTACTACTTAGCTATAAGGAAAATTAAGTTATTGAATCAAAAATGAAAACAAGAATAGGGGCGCTTGGAGGCTATCAACCTCTGAGCGCCCCTATTCTCATTGTGTTTTGTTGTTAACTGTTAGGCGTGGTGGACAGGGAATGATTTGAACATTCATAGCCGAAGCGAGGGATTTACAGTCCCGTGATTTCACCCACTTACCATCCTGTCCAGTAGTGTTAAGCAGCCTCAGTTTCCATTGACTTAGCGATAGTACGATACTGCTTGTCCCCTGACAAAGAAATCTTGTTGAGGAACGCACGCTCTTCACGAGACAGAGGCTTAGGGGCAGCGGCGGCAGTTACCGGCTTAGCTGCTGGTTTGGCCTGCTGAGCGGCAGGAGTAGTATTAGCAGTAGTTTTATTCGTACGGAACTGGGTTGCTTTAGCGGCAACTTCAGAAACGATATCGTCCATTTCTTCGTCAGAAACTGGATCGGTTAACGAAGCGGAAGAAACCTCCGGGGCTGTATGAATATCAGCTTCTGAAATTCCGTCTTCGTCTTCAAAATCAGAAACTTCTGGTTCACCTTCCTCTTCGTTAAGAGAACCAGTGTCAATATCATCTTCATCAGAAGGTTCATGCTCTTCAACTGGAGGTTCGTCGTCTTCCGAGCCGTCAGTTGTTGAATCGTCTGCATCGTCAGAAGAAGCTTCAGTTGAGTGACTGTCCGACACTTCCGCAATAGGCTGTTCGTCAGCAGCAAGAGCCGCTAGTACCGATACGTCTGTGTTAAGATTGGTCTCTTCAAGAGCAGATATCAGTTCTTGAATACCGTCTGCTTCAAGAACATTAGCCATCATCTGAATAGCTTCTTTAACGTTGTTGTCAACGTAAAGCTGGTGAGCAGAGATTAAGATATCAGCGGCTAAATTGTAGTTAGGGCGCGGCGGTACTGTTGCTGATTCAACAGCAGAGGCTGAAGAAAAGTAGGGATCTGGGATTGAACTGGATGAGGCTGTTGGTTTTCCAAAATACTTAAGGACGAGAGCACGTAGATCGTTTTCAAAAGCGTCTGTGTCAAAAACAGCACCTTGTTTAGACATAGCTGTAGTTAACTTGTCTACAGAATCAGTTACTACGTCTCGCATTCTCGCTAGTGAAAAACCGTCCGTGCCTCGAGAGAGATTATTTCTAGCCATTTATTAAAACTCCTTACTCTCGGCGGGTATCTTATGGTGTGGTTAGGATGGGTTTTAAGCCTGGGTCTCTCAAGGTTGCAAGTTGAGATGACACACGATTCCTCGGTTAAGAACTCTAGTCTTTAACAAACTCTACTAAGTGCTCTATAGGGTGTTTTGTTCTAGGGTCTAAAGTAGTTATTATCATTAGGTTAGTAATCGGGTCAAAATTCCAGCCTACAGATTCACTGATTAAGTTATAGAGATTTTTGACTCGTATGTTTGTACCACGTAAAACTTCCTTCCTGATAGACTGAAATAACTTTTGCGTCTCAGTCAAAGGAGGTAACTTAACAGGGTCCAAAGTATCAATCAGTTTGTTAAGTTTTCACTTAAAGTAAGTAGACATGTTGATATCTAGTACCAGTATTTTTGCCAACTCTAGAATTGGTAATTTATACCAATTGTTAGGTAGAGACCAAAGACGTAACCTACTAACTTCATCATAGAGGTGAAATTCGTACTTGTAACCTAACCTTAATGTTTCGGCAGCCTTAGCTTGATTTTTACTATACAAGTCATGACCACCAAACAAATGGTTTTTATCTACAATACCTAATGTAGCTAAGCACTTACTTTCTACTACAAGGTTAGCACGCCAAACATGAAAGTCAGGAAAGTAAGTTAACGTCTCACCTTTAAACATATAGTTTACAGTTAACCGTTTTCCAAGTTCATGTCCAGAAATAATAGATGACGGTTTGTATTTCTTGAAAAGTTCCAAGCGGGTTTGATCTTCAAACCCTTGGTATAAATAGTCAACACCTTCATAGGTCATGATGTGTTTAGCACCTGGACCTTTACCCCCGTCACAAGTTATACAGTATACAGGATTCTTAAAAAATCCTGCTGGACGACGAGTTATAGTATTGCCACACTTATGAACAAAAGTAGCGTTCCTGTTTATACCATTAAACGTTCCAGATACTAAATCCCAGTCAGAGTCTTTGTCTTTTACTCGTTGCCTGACTAGGTCTTCCTCAAGAAACATCCTATCCGTGCCGTGTTCTCCATGACAACCTGGACAAAACTTGTGTTTGTACCTTAAAAACTCGCTAGGATTTCTAACGAAAGGTTTATTACACCCTTTATGTATTATTTTACAAGGTGTATGGATGTTAACGTAAGACTCTTCTACAAAGTAGAAGTCATTAGTCTGTTGGCTAAGGCGATCGTTAGCTATTTCACAAGTTACAGTACGCCCAATCATAGTATCGCAACAAGGACACTTAGGACACACCTTTCTATAAGCCATTGTACCAAAATAAGCATCAAAGTCACCGCCACACCCACCAACTTCTGGGTTATGCTTATAGTTATTAGTGTACTTATCTCCACCATTAAAAATGTTTAAAAGGTATTTTCCACCCCAAAGCTCTAAAATTTGTTTAGAGTGAGTTTCGAAAGTGTGTACATGTAATTGTGTGCTACACGGGCACTTAGCACGGCCTAATAACAATAGGTTAGCTTTAGCTTGAAAGTCTAGGCCACAAGAATGCGTGAACGTATGAACTACTTTCGATCCTAAATATTCTCCCTTTAGGAGGTAGTCATTACCAAAATTTTGATGCAGTTCGTACTTAAATAGTTTAGTGGTTTTCTTAGCTATTCTTCCAGTAGAAGCGTCTATTAAGTAACCAGAAGAGTTTCTAGTAAGATTATTCTTAGCTAAGTAGGAGTCGCTATACGGGAACTTAGAATTCTTAACCGAGGAATCGCGTGCCACTTTCTTAACCTTTCTCTAAACCAAGGTCTAATTTAAGCGTTAACTAGAGTATACCACAAGGTAATTCTGAAGTCAACAAAAATCTTAGACCTTGGTGAAGAAAGTTTGCAACCAAAGGTTAAGCAGTTATACAACCTTGAGAGGAAACAGATTACTACAGAATCTAGCAAACAGGCTCAATCACTAGCGAATTAGGCTCGAACGGCACGAACAACGGCCCTGGCATTAAATAGTAACATAGCCAGATCCTCACTTAAGAAGAAACCACGTGAATTGGAACCCAAAGTAGCCTCAGATACCTCCACTGACTCAATCGGTCCTCGATCACAATATGCCCCGAGATTCGCGCCGTCGCCCAACATGTAGAAGTCCGATTGGCCTAAAACGCGAAGATTTGGGTGCCTATAAGCATCGCTGATCAAGTCTACGCCAAGAATGTTACCGAGGTAACCTGTCTGAAGAAGTTCATACTTAGTAACTGGATCATAGTAAGAACCGAATGATGAAGAAGAGATCAAATCGTTCCAATATGAGCTACTAAAAAGGCACTTGCTTACTGGCAAATTATAAGCGGAAATCTGCTGGCGCATGTGGGTAAAAGTACTAACAGTCAAACCACCAACAAGTGCGACGAGCGGGTTAGCAATACCAACGGTGGCATCAAGCAATTCTTTTAAGCGTAAATCCTCAGTCTTGAGTACCTGCTCAGCGGCTTCCTGGTACTTGTCAGCAAGAATGTCACCTGACCCCTGATTCAGTTCACGCTTTTCAACGCGAACGTTAGCAGAAATGGTGAATTCTGGCGGATAGTAGTAATCGTCACGAGCGATGGTCGGGTAAATACTACCGTTACCGGCTGATATAATAGCAGTGACCCGCTTACGACGAACGCGGATACGGGGAACGTTACCCTGTGCGACTTCTTCCTTAATAAGGATCTTACGCATGAAACCGTCACGGTCGGCGGCTTCAGAAAGGGTACCGGCCATACCAGCACCGATCTCGGACCAACGGCTACCAGACTTATCAGCGAAAGCTGCTGAAAGAACTTCGTTCCGCTCTTTAGCAGAAGCTGTTACTTCACCAGCACCTTCATCAATCATGCCTTGGTTATTAGAATCAATAAGAGCAGCAAGCTGAACAATAAGGTCTGTACGGCTGGAGGCGTTGATTTCACCGTTAGCACCGACGAGACGTTCTTTAGAACCAGGGCGCTTAAAATGAACACCAGGAACGGCAGCAGCGTTACGCCCCTTCTGACTACGCAGAGATAGATTAAATCCGGTCATTGTATAATCCTCTTAAAACCTGTTGTCTATAGATTGAGATGGTGTACTGTTGTAAAAACAACGGTTAGACATTGCTGTTATAGCACAGCGAACGCCTGTTAGACGTTAATGTAAACGCCAAGGAAAGGAACGTCAGCAGTAGGAACGTGAACGATACGACCGGTGACCCGAGCGCCTGTCCCACCAAGCTGAATCTGTCCGTTGGCTCCAGCGATGACCGGAACTGAACCATCAACTGCAGTAGAATAATCGTCAGAAGTGTTGTAATTGTCAGTGAAAACAACACCCTTAGTAATAACAGAAACTGAATTGAGAATAGAAGCGGCAGTCTTACCAATCGGCTGATCGCCATACAGCATTTCAGCAGCGAGGGCTGAAAGGTTATAACGATAAACAACCTTAACTGACTGACCAGCCTGAGCGGCGTTGAAAGTAACAACGTTGTTGACCAGATTGAACTGACCAGCGCCAACGGCTACGTTGTAGGTAAGAACCCCAGTACCTGAAGTCTTGACGAGAGTGTTAGCAGCGGCGTCCGGCGACTGCTGCAGAGCAACAGTGTAAGGAGCGTTAGCAGGAACAAGCAGGTCTTCAACCTGAATGGCGGCGGTACCGGCAATGTTCTGAGCCAGTGAGAAACCGGCAAAGATTTCGTTGGCGTTAGTTCCAGATGACGGACGAACTACACCACGACCATTGTACAGGTCAGAAACCAGGGCCAAGCCTTCAGAAGTGATCTGATAAAGAGGAGAAGTAGGGATCTCACGGCTGGCTTCGATACGAGTACGTGCAAAATCAAACATCTAAAGGTCTCCTAATTCGGGGTTGTTTTCTTTAAAAACCCCAGAGGCGTTGATTACTAATCAGTGGTTGGAAGCCAACCGGGTATTAAATACGACGAGGGGTACGGCCAATGTCCTTGAACAACCGACGAATATTGTCCTGTGGAGCAACGGGCTTGTCTTCCATCAGAGAGGCAGAGACTGAAAGAGGCATGCTACCAGCGGCTAATTCGTTAGCATGACGTTCACCAGCACTGGACGGAGTAGAAACAACGCCAGAAGTGTACGGTGCTGACTCAACTAAATTAGCGTATTCATTAAGCATATCAGGTGATTTAGTCTGTAGGTCCATTGCCTTAGCAATAATAGCCTTCAGATAATCCTGACCGTGCTGAGCAAGTACTGAATCAACTAGGTGTTCAGGATGATTGACGTTAATGCTACTAAGAACACTAACAAGAGCCTTACGCAGAGTATTTGGAGCGTCTGCAAAGAAGTTCTTGTTAACACCAACGGCAGCAATACCAACAGCCTGTTCAAAAGATGACTTAACCTGTACTAACCGATCATTAAGTTCTTTAGTCTTAGCTTCTACCGCAGTCTTAATAGCACAAGCGGTAACTTCGTCGGTTTCAAACCGAATTGTTGAAGCAGCTAGACCAAATTCCTTAATAAGCTCGGGAGTAATACCGTCTGCAGCAGCGGCAGCAAACGCTTTACCAAAAGCTTGACTGTCATAATGCTTAGCTAAGTTAGCAGATACGGCAGTCTTATCTGACCAAGCAACTGGACGATTGTCAGCAAACAAGAACCAAGTGGGTTTATCAGCACTTGACATAACAAAGTTGTAGCTAGTAGCATTACCACCAAGCAACATTACCGAAGCGTCAACCTCAAGAATAGCCTTAACTTCCTTGGTCTCTTCAGCCTTGGGAGCTTCGTCTGTCTTCTTAGTGGCTTCCGCAGACTCGTCGTCAGTCTTTTCAGCGTGCTTCTTGTGCTCGTGTTTAGCATGCTCTTTATGTTCGTGTTTAGCATGCTCTTTATGTTCGTGTTTAGCATGCTCTTTGTGCTTGTCGTGGTGCTTCTTGTGATGCTCTTCAGAACCTTCATCACCTTTAGCGTCAGTCTTGGTGTCTTCTGCTTTAGTCTCGTCAGCTTTGGGTGCATCTTCAGCAGCGGTCACGTCTTTGCATCCTTTACCTTCACACTTTTCATCGTGCTTGTGCTCGGCAGCCTTCGGGGCTTCAAGAAGTTCGTTGGCTGTAATCTTAACAACCTTGGGTCCAGTAGCGCCAGTGTCTTTCAGACCTTCGTCTTCAACAACTGGGGTTTCAGAGGTTGCTTTAACTTCTTCAGTCTTTTCAACCTTCTTATCTTCTGGCTTGTGTTCCGGCTTCTTTTCCTCGTGCTCGGCTTTATGATCAGGCTTCTTTTCACTTGGCTCTTCAGCCTTGTGTTCAGGCTTGTGCTTATCGTGATGCTCTTTAGTGTGCTTAGCGTTAGAAGTAATCAACTGACCGTCAGCCTTAACGTCATCATCAGTCATAGCAGTAGAAGGTTCATCACCTGCGTTGTCGTTCAAAGGTTCTGCGGGAGCCTCTTCTTCAGCAGGTGCTGCTTCTGGGGTGGCATCAGGAGTAGCTTCAGCAGCGATCTCCAAAACTGAAGAGCATACTGGGCAATAAATCTGCTCGTTAGAAAGGGACGACGCAAATACTGCATCGCTACGGAAAGTAGTATCACACTCTGTGCAAGTAGCGACGATTTCTAAGTTAGCTAAAGCCGACTTATCAACGTCGATGGTAGCAATTACTGTATCACCGTCTTTATCAGTAAGTGGATTGCCAGCGGTATCTTTCTGGACAATCGATTCTGACGGAATTAAAGTACTTCCACAAGCTACACAACCTGCATGTAGAGAGTAGTTTGTAAGGATGTTAGTATCACAATCAGAGCAATGTAAAAGGGCAAGCGTAACGCTACGGAGTTGCCCCTTGTCATGCCCTGCTAGCACCGGCCTGTCAGCAGATGCCAGAATGGCAGCAGTGGTTTCAAACTTCATTAATGTTTATCGCTATATACTTCAACACTTTTAGTGAAGAATAAAGCGACCCTTTCTTATGCTAATGGTTGAATCAAAGTAGTTGACCTAGCTTGTAACCTAACGCTGTATTTTTTAACATTAACTCCGCTAAGTTTTCTACCCTCTTTAGTAAGAATAGTCTTATTGTCTATTCCCATTATATCAAAATAACCTGTAGCGCGCTTGCCTTTAACAAAGCCAGTTAAGAGATTGCCTTTATACATTATTCTAACTAGATCAAACTTCCGTAAGTCAAACAATTTTCCTGTTTGATACACCTTCTCTGAGTGTTTACCCCACGTCTGTTGATAATCCCCGTGAGCAACATGACGTTCCTGATAGGTAACATAGTTCAGTTCAGGCTTATGATTCTTCAAGCCACAAGCAGCTAGGATGGCGTCGTGATCAGCACCTTCTACTTCCCACTTAATCCTCTTCTTTTTGGTAAGGTAACCGAAGGTTTGTTTACAACCTTTCTTAATTCTCTGAGACCGTATTATATCCATATGGGTCGTACGTTTAGTAGAAACTCTAGTACCGTTGTACTTCAACTTACCTTTATGATAGGCTACGTGGTGATCCTTACAAGCAGTAATAAGGTTATCTAACTCATTAGTACCGCCGTCTGACCTAGGAATCTTGTGGTGAACGTGAAGCTCGTGAGAATGCTTGCCGCCTTTTACCATCTGACAACGGTAACTGTCTCTAGCTAACACTGCACCTTTAATGTTAAGCCAGTCAGAATTATTATCGTTAGCGGTCTTCCAGTTTTTAGACTTAGGGTTCTCTAACCGTTTCTTGGAGAAGGAGGAAAGCTGCTCTTTCCACTGAACGTTAGGAAGTAGACGGTTAATCTTCTTCTTTATACGCTCAATAGATTCTAGTTTAGACCTAATGGAAGGCGGTATCTTACCATTCTTACAGGAATTAGCTCGGTTGTTAGACCGTTGTTCGCGATAACGTGTCTTCCTAGAGCGCCGCGTTCTACGATAGTTACCTCGTTGCTCTAGTTTACCAGAAATGTCATTACGGAGAACAGTTACAGAAACATAGAGAGGAATCGGAGTAGACTCTTCAGAATCGATTCTAACTGCTGCGGTCTTAACCGCAGTAGAATTTACTATCAAAGCAGCAGAGATAGGCTGGGTATAGTTAGTGGTAGGTTGTAGCAGTTTGATAGTGAAAGGTAACTTGGAAACAACTTTAGCTTTACCGTCTTTCAGGAGATGTCTAGCAGTTTGGGATTTGCAAGGCATCAGAGGTTTACCGTTCACATTTAACACGAAAACGATAACAGGTGGTTTCTTTGGTTTAGATTCTTTGACTTCAGCCATGGTAATAACTTTCTTAGGGCGACACTTTGTATAGGCTACAAGAAACGAAGCCTAGCAGTGTGTCAACTGTTGTGCCTCCGCCAAGTTGTCCTTGGTTTTGGTCTTCCTCTCGACCTGATATCCGAAGGTTTTGAGCTGGGTTCACTGTCCTTAACACCTTATACGACTGTTTAGTCCCCAACCGCAGAGCGTAGGTCTGAGGCGACAACCTACGGTGCCTATATATTCTTCAGTATCGTCTACGGAATCTTTCATTCACGTGGTCTGATCCCCTCATACCTCAAGGAAAGGACTTACTAACCTATCGGGTGGAGTCGGAGGATCCTAAAGACTCCTTAGGAACTCTATTATCAAAATTAAGATGATTCCAATTTTTGATTATAAATCATCTTGATGAGAGTGGGTTATTGTGCTGTGTTTAGTAGGGTAACTAGGACAACTTAGTGGTAGAATTTACGTAGGGTTTTAGAAAATCTTAAAACACGAAATAACTTTTAGAAAACTGGATTACTCAAAATTAAGATTAACCCAAAAAATTTTCCTGTTATTAGTGCTAAAATTTTCTAACCGAAAAGATTCTTGAGTTTAAGAACCTTTCCTGGATTTTTACTTGACTTGGCAGATTTAGCCGTCTTAATAGGCTTAACTTGCCTATTACTCTTGGACTCGATTTTAGTGACGTTTGCAGTTTTCGTTACAGATTTAACAGGGGTAGTTTGCTTAATAGGCATAGAAAACAGTGCTAAAACTTCCGGTAGTTTTGAATTAGTAGTCTTTCTAGAACCTGGCACATAGTTAGAAACGAGGTGCGCGTAAGACTGTCCACGAAGTATAGCACCGATAGTAGGGCACGACACTCCGTATAGAGCACCAATTTTCCTATGGGCATACTTACCAGTAGCGTACAGATCAAGAATATCGTATATCTCGTCGTCAGTGAACTTTCGGCACGCAGGTAAGGGATCGTCTTTATCCCTGTCAATATTAGTAGCTGACATTTTCTTTTTTAGGTTAACCAAGTCGATAGTACGAGGAGGTTCAATAGACAGATCAACGTATTTATACGTATTGCGTAGACGTAAGTCACCAATGGTTTGACGAGACACGCCTACCATAGCACCAATTTCTTTATCGGTATACCTATTAGTATTTATAAGTTTAAAAATGTAACGAACCTCATCATCAGTGAACTTACGATTATGCTTACACGTAGCTAAGTCGTTAGGTTTAAATGAAGTGTTAAAAGACTCTTTAGCAGCGTTAAAAGCGTTAATTACACGCTGTGTTATTCTGGTGCTAACACCAAACTTCTTGCCTATCTCGGCGTGGGTGAAATTACCAGAAATGTACATATCGTACATCTCTTGTTCGTCAACAAAGGAGCGTCCACTACGTATATCAGCGGTAATAGAGGGATCGTAGTTAGGATCAATATAGTGTTCATTTTTAATTATAGGTCCAACTACTCCTGCGGACACACCAAACTTCTTACCAACCGACTCGTATGTGTCAAAACCGTAAGAGTAAACTTTCCTAATCTTAGCAGCTGTAGCATCGTCGGTTACATCATGAGCACGACGATTGTCGGCTAAACCTGTCCTATGAGCGTGTAAGATATTATCTCTAGCAGTCATAGACTCAATGTTTTCTACACAATCATCATCCTTGATCCCGTTCTTATGGTTAATTTGCAAAACAGGATCAAGGTTTTTGTCAATATAGACTAAATAAACTAGACGACCGCGCCGTATGTTCTTAGTAGCTCCGTTAATTGTTAAAGTTATTACAACGTAACCGTCTTTGTCTTTACGCCCTATATTCTTTTTATCTGGCGTATCGACGGTACCGTCCCTGTTAACAATTATCCTACCTTCTTTCCTAGCTTTAAGAAAAAGTAGTTCCTTGGCATGATTAGCGTAGACTGGCATGATTCAGTTTCCTTACTTTTTTATTAAACGTTACCAACTCTCACAAATCTCAATATTGGAAGATTCGGTCAGTTGGGGTCTCACTGAACAAGCTATAGGCACCAACGCGGACGCTAGAGCATTCGAAGCCGAGAACTGATGTAACTTTCCAAAAAGCCAACTGCCCGTTAACTTCTTGCATTTTGGGAGGTTCTTTTCCTAACACGAAAAGGTGACCACACCCGTTTTGGTTCTTGGAAAAAGCACTACCACAAACTGAACAGGTAAAATCACTAGACCAAGAACCCATTGAGTAATTTGTTCGCTCTCCAGATAGTATCTGGTTTGCCAAAACTGGGTCTTTACTACGGTCCCAGCCCGTGAGAAGTACAACTTTGAACAGATTTCCTTTAGCGTTACGCATAGGGAAAATACGAGAATCAAAAATTGTACCTTTAGACTTAGTGATATCTTTATTATCATGTTCCACGTGGAGACACTTACGCTTCCATGATTCGTAACCTAAACAACCAGTCTCAGGATTAAACTCTAATAAAGGTTCAACTGGAAAACCTACACCGTTACGGTTAGGTAAATTAGTTGAGAATATCACCACTGGTACGAAAATGTAATCCTTAATGTTAGAACTGATCTTATACTTCTCAGAAACTGGCTCTAACCAAGAAGTTGACATGTCAAGCACGTTACGCATATCACTAATCGCCTTGGGCGAATCGTAAGCTGCTACTACACGGTGTTTTTGTTCTTCTAACGAATATCCTTCAATAACATGATTATTAGACACTGACATACAATCGCCAAGAACTTCAAACATTACAAGTCACTCCTCTTTGATACAATTATCTATCAAATACAGGGTGGGTTATATACTATTAGCGTATATAACCCACCCTGTACAAATTGTTACTTAGGCATCTTGAATCCAGGCGGCATCTGACCACCACCGTTGTTTACTTCAATCGGCTTGCCAGTAAAGGCGTTGAACATGTGGACACGACCGGACGGGTCAACCATCACTTTAATATCAGAGCCTGGGATAACACCTGACGCTTCCTGCTTAGGCTTGTCACCAGACATAGTAGCAGTTGCACCAGGAGTGCTGTCGTCATTGCCATAGGAAACCTTATCAGCGGTAAGGTCGAGAACGGGAACAGAAGCCATTTTAACTTTTTCCTTCTTGGGTAGGTTAGGAGTGGTTAGGTGGAGTGCAAATAGTACGCATAATACAGTCCGACAGGAGTCAGGGACTCTTCCAATGACTGTAATTCAGGGTTTACTAGGACTAAAGAGTCTTGTCCAAACTTTTTAACCGAGTAACCGTGACTCAAAACTAGCTGTTCGATCAAATCTTGCCTAGTAATTGTATGCTCTTTAAACTTAATTACTTCATTAAGCATCTTTTTTACTATGGCTCGCTTATCAGGAGTCAGCTTACTAAGAAAATTAGATATTCCTTTAAATGCTGGTTCATGAGGTTTCTCTACTAAGTTCTCAGAATCCAGCTTAATTACCATATCAAGGTCAACAGGACGTATAAACTCAATAGAGTTATTTGTAGCGACTTGTAAACAAAGCTCACCTTTGTGAGACTTAACCCCTACTACTGTCCTACTGCCTCTATTTGATGACCAAGTCTTGCCAAGATACCGGTCAAATGGTGTATTAGCCGAAACATTGTACTGTTTTAGATAAGAATCGATACTGCTAAGTACGTTTTTGGTGGCAAGCACGTCTTTACTGGTTGAGTTGTCCATTTTCGTTACCTGTGATTCAACAGAAACTCGGCATAATCCATGCCAGTCTTTGTGAGCATTTTCTCGTCCTGGAAATAGCCGTCAGGGCTATTGAAACGGCGTCCAGTTTTGTGCTGTTCTATAGTCCAACCTTCCTTAACTTTACGCTCAATCAACTCACGGCGGGTAATCGGTACACCCTTATACCGAACCAATGTGTCTAAAACCTCTTCCACCTTACGCTGCTTAATAGCAGGCATATTAGTGATGAAACCGTTGAGGTTTTGTTTCTTAGCCTTAGCTTGTTTAGTCAATGAGTCTTGTTCAAGTTTAGCTTGCTTAGATTTAATATCGTGAGAGTACCAGTTTTCGTCCACTAGAATAGTACGTTCAATTTCTTCTGGTGGATAGAATGTCTTAATCCTAGAGCCTTCCACAGAAACTACTAACCTAGGCTTACCTTCAATTACCGTAACATCAGTAATAGTCTTCTTACCTTCGGTTGAGTTCCAGGAACGGCCTATTTGAGATTTATAGGCTTCTTTGTAGGCTTCAGTTTTGGTAAAGTGTTCTCCGGGACCATCCTTGGTGTTGGCCGTAACCGGTTCGTCTAACATATCATTCAAGAAGGTGTAGCCGTAACGGACAACTATACCCTCTGGACCGCCTGATGAAATATGCCCGTGAGTTAGTTTGATATTAGGTAGCTCTAGAGTACGAAAGAGCCTCTGGTGCAAAACGTTGGTTTTTAATCCTGGAAAGTTAGTTAGCTTTAGATCAATATAGCCAGGTTCAACTTCTTCAATCTTAAGGCAGTCTGGATGATCTTTAAACTGACTAAGCTCTGAATGGTTTAAGAACGCTTTGGTTAGCCGTTTTAGATCGTATTTGTTAATAGAGTCCTGAGTAGATGAACGAAGTTGGTACGATTCAACTACACCACAAAGTTGACCATCACAAGTATCAATCTCGCAACCAGTCCGACGTTGGTGTAAGTTAACTAGTCGCTGTTGTATATTGCTAGCACGTATTTCTTTCAAAGCAGAGTTAATTCGGTGAAAATCTTCTAACGTAGTAGTCACAATATATCTCCTAACCAAACAGACAATATGATAGGCGGAACAATCCTGATAACAATATGATTATTGTCATGTCTTTGATCATAATCTAGGACCTAACTGATTTGCAAGTGTTCTCTAATGAGTCGTTCTATCATAAGAATTTTACCTCGAGTTAGTCTACGCTTTTCTATCATAGGTTCATAGTTATGATAGAGGGTTAATAGATTAACCGTTGGCTCATAATGACTATAGTCTAAAACGGCTTCAGGTATGTTGATAAGTCTTAACCGCAGTCCAGTTATCGAATCAATAAACTCTATAGGAGAGTAAAACACATTAGGCCAAGATTTTCTTAAAGGTTTAACTAAATTAAGGTAACATTCCACGGTTAAACCTTTGTGATAAAAAGCGTTACTCACAGTTTAGGACCTACTCAATAGGAACAATCGCCTCGTAGCGAATAATGCTCAACAAACCTTCATCACTGGGATGAGTATCCCAAATTACATTACCATCCAAGGCTATAACAGCGTGGTTAACTCCACGGGAACTTTTCCCACAAGCAATAGAATAACCATCAGGCGGTTTATGTGGCAAGTAGTATTTTATTTGTAGCCGTCGATCAAACAACCACTCTTCAACTTGTTCCCAGAACTCAGCTGTAGTTTTTGCTTCTTCAAACGGCGGTATGTCATCAATAGCCAAGTCTAACAAACAAGCTATAGCTGCCCGTTGACAATTACCGTGTTTCAACCCTCCTGGAGCATCCGGTGGATTGTACAGTTTAGTCTGTTTGACAAAATGGACCATTTTTAACGTACCTCTGTTTGAAGAAGACTTAAAGCTCAGGTGTATTGTAGCGGTGGATGGTAGTTAATAATAGCGTTTTTACCAGACATAGTGATGGAACCGTTTTTAGCAACTAGACCTTTGGCTTTCAAGTCGTCAAGTAGGTTGTTCCAGACCTTCTCACTCTTGTTGGAAAGTCTAGAAAACTCTTGTTTACGGTAACTAGAGGTAAATGACTTAATACAGTGTAGCACTAACTTTTCATCATCTGATAGATCGTTAGTTGAGTTGTCGGGAAGTAACTTGGCAACATCGCTGGGATGAACGTAGAAAGTTAAACCTAAGTCTTTGCCACGGAAGATAGTATGCTCAACTACAGCAATTCCAGGTTCCAATTTGACAGGGACCTCTTGGCGAGTACCGGAAAACGGAGATGACGACTGTCCGGGAGGAGAAATTGCTTTACCGTCAGCTAACCTAATAATCAAGTAAGTATCTTTGCTACCGGAGGACCACAGACCCGCGTCAATAGGAATACTCATTGAGTCAGTAACTTTAACCTTGAACTTAGAACCTGTGTACGACCCACGAAGTTGGGGTGGTACTTGTTCTTTTTCTAGGTAAATTTCACCAGAGGCTTTAACTTCTTGAGGTACAGTGTTAGACTCAATGATAGTAGTAAGGACAGGTGAGTCAATGTACTCGTTGATTGTTGCCGCCGCTACTTTCTTGACCTCTACACCAGACGTGCGGTCAATGTGACGTACAACGTGTTCAGCAGCTTTCTTGGCGTCCTCTAACGACAAACCGTTAGCCATTAAGGTATTATTACGTCCCGCCGTTACTTTGTGAGTACCATCAGTTTCCGGATGAATGTAAACATGATAACCGTACCGTTGAAGTTTACCTTCAGGGTGCTGAACGTACCTAGCATCTTTATCAAAGTGTGGTGTAGGGGCGTTAACTAGTTTAGGCTTAGAGTGTGAAACGTGATGTTCGGTATGGTGAGCCGGAGGTTTAGCTTTCTTAGTTAAACCAAACAGACCCTTTACGCCTTGGTCCTCGTTGGCAGACTCTGTAACGGTAGCATCATCTAGTAACTGCTGATTGCAGGCACGAATCTGTTTTAGTTTAGCATTGATATTGGTGAAGTCCTCTAATGTGAACGTCATTGCTTGGTGTCCTGGTTTAAAATTCCTAAACTAAAGATTCCTCTAACCACTTTATAAACTGGCTCTGAGGGATAGAACCACTTTTAGTGTCTTGAATAATACCGTCTTTATATAGAATAAAGGTAGGTACACCACGCACGTGATGTTTAGACGTTATGATTGGATTAGCACTTACGTCAACCTTGACAACTGTTAGGTTTGAAATTGTCAAAGACTGTAATATACGATCCATTTGCTTACAAGGTTGGCACTGTTGTGAGTAGAAGTCAACTAAGTAGTTGCCAGAGGTAACGATTGATTCAAAAGTTTCGTCTGTAGCAATGATAATGTTAGAAGACATCGGTTATTGTTCCTTATTAAGTAGGAGGGACTATTGGCGCGTTTGTAAGGACTTCTAAAATCTCACCGGATATAGAGCTTAATAGTCCTATGTTCCCGTCAGGTAGCCTTACAATTTCAGCATGATCCATATAGTGGTTAAACAGATCATTATTAAGTTTACGTAGAGTCTCGCCGTGTTCAGACAGGTAGTTATTGAGATTCCGCATAATAGTAAGCTCAGCAAAACTGGTGCTTCCTTCAATATAAGTAGCCTCAACTTCTGAAGAAAGAGATGCCTCGGAGAATCCTTTTAACTTATGATGAAAGTAGAGTTTTCCGTCATCGCCTATAACTTTTTCAAAAGAATACCCTAATTTCAAAAACTCATCAGTAATTTTTTGATACCGCTCACTATTAAGTTTTGCTTCGGTCATTGGTTCACGAACTACGTGAGGCGGATTACCACCCAACTCCAAAGTAGGCTTTACTACACTTACTAAAGTGTCTTTAACCTGCTCTCTATCTCCTGAATGAGGCATGTATTTATTCTTTAAAGCTAAACCTTCAGGAGTAAAAGCATCGTTAATATCAATCATAGGACAGCCTTCAGGTTTTACTGACAACAAGTAACCAAAATTTTTGTAAGGTTTATCCTTTATCGGTAGTAATTCTAACTTTATTACAAGATAATAAAAGTTATCACTAGCATATGTAGCAATTATTACATAGTATTGATTAGGAGGAGGTGCCTTATTTACCTTAATAGCATTTATGGCTGAAAAATTCCAACGGAACGTGGTTGCGTTAGCAGTAGCGAGATAGCGGTCAAGCTCATCTAAAATGGACATAATAATAAACCTTTTAGGTGTGAACTGTATTCAGGTGGTAGGGTTTAACTAGCAACCCCACCACCTTTTACTACGGTCTAAGACTCGCTAACGCCGTAGACACCTTCACCGACAGGTTTGATAGTTTCGTCAGTTTTAATCTTGTGGTTCTCTTTACGAGCTACGTTAGATAGGACTAGAGCTGCCTTTTTGATTAACTTCTCTTCTTGAACTTTGCGGCCTTTTTTACTGAGGACTTTACCAGTGTCAGGGTCACGCATCTCAATTGATTCGAAGTTACGGTTCTTCTTGAAGTTCCCTGGGGGCTCAACTAGTGAGGCTAGAGCACCTAACCCACCACCCATACCACCACCGGAACCACCTGCTTGTGCCGCGTCGGCTTGTTCTTTGGGGGTTTTAGGCCGAGCTTTGAAATACTTGTCAACTTGCTGGCGTATCCTCACATCTTCGTCTAGTGAAGTCATTACTTCTGTTAACGACACACCACCAGCAGCGGCTAACATACGAAGTGGGATAGGTAGACCTTTATCCTCTAAGCCGTTCAACATGTCCAGATAATCACGGTCACCTTCAGGCTTAAGGTGTTTATGCCATTGTATACGCGGCATATAATACTGAGTCAAGTCTTCATTTTGATAAGATTTAATCTCACCGTCGCACGTTACCTCGTAGGACTTCTCACCGTTTGAGGCCAGTACTTCACGGTACCTACCGTCAATCATTACTGGATTATGATTTAATGATCCTGCTACTTCCTTACGTTCTTCCGCTTTAGTACGTAGGAATGAGTTCGATACGGCAATAGCTGGGAATATCCGGTTAGTGAAGACTTTACGTACTACCAAATCGCGGTACGCCCTTTGGCTCTCAAGGAACGAACTTATGGAAGCTTCAGAGGTCGAAATGGAGGATTCCGCAGAGAGTAAAGACTCGCTTAACCCTAATGCTCGCAAATATGAACTATTTAAAAACTCGTTCATATCGCTGATTTTCCAGAAATCCGAGCCGGAGTTATGAGTTACTACGCCACCAGCAATAAGAAATAGTGGAGCAGAGTCAGAATTTATTGTAAGATCATAAGTTGGTTGATCTTTGGCTTTAGTTACTTTAACAACCTTCTCAAACTTGTATTTGAGAGAGGCAAGCTTTAGTATATTGAAGTAGAGTTTTGGACTAACCTGCCTAATAATAGATAATTCTTTAGTATAGTCACCCGTGTCTAACCGCTCATAGCGTAAGCATATAGCTTCTTTTACAGCAGTGTAGTGTTTAAAAATATTACCAACAGGGCCTTCTACAAAGACAGAGGAGCCTTCGTCGTTTTTAAACCACACCCCACCTATAGCACTCTTTATTTTACGCTCTTTTAACACCGAAACGAATACGCTAGCTGGTATTCCGTACCTTACCATAGAAACATCATCACATTTAACATGGTGTTTCTTATAAGGAAGTACCAAATACTTATACATTAAGTTATACAACCTAGAACCTTCAGCTCTTGTTAATTTTAGCTCATACCTAGGTTCGTAACAGGTATTAGATAAAAACCCAAGACTTTGTAACAATATTTTTATTGAATTTAGCGTATACACCGACCTACTAGCTATGCGAATATCGACCGTTTTAGTCCCACTTGTCTTGTTTGGAGACTTTCCAATACAACCGTCACCTTCTATGTAAGCTGCTAAAAAGGCTATCTTGCATTCACGGTCTGCTTGCATTATACTCCAAGGAACCTTCTTATAGTAAGAAGGAGACTTCTCACGATTGTTAACTTCAGCGGTGTTAACCAATCCTAACTGTTTTAGAATATCTACTACTATAACACCATGCAAGCGACATTGATAGATTTTCTTTTTACGCGTCTGCTGTCTACCTAATATTACAACTTCTTCTCCTATAGGAGAACCCTCGCCTATTTTAGTTTCCATACCAAAAGTATCTAAAATAGCTTCACTGTAAGCAGCAATTAGCTCTAAGTCTGTATTATTGACATACGCTCCGCGCTTGTTAATGTAACCTTCACTGATGAGAATTCCAATTATATAGGCCAGTTGCGGAGTCATACGCTTTGGTAAAGTTATATCAGTGTTAGTTCTAGTCAAAAACCTAGCTTTAATATCTGGAAAACGTAAGTTCAGTTCCAAGTCTTTTCCAACCTCATTGTAGTCTAACCCCGCCTTATCAATACATAGCCAACGATTATCTTTAACAATATCCTTTATCTTGGCAGATTCAAGTTGACCGTACTCTCCTACAGTTAAAAACTTATGCTCCTCGGTACAAGTCAATTTTATATTGGAATCAGTATAGTAGTTATTAACAGGTTTGACGCCTTGGTAGTGCCAATGAGTCGCTAAAACGAAGTTACCAGTCATACCTTTAACTTGAAGGTCTAAAGGTAACATAGTGCCTTCGATCATCTTCTTGGGGTTGTGTGGTACTAAGTCTTTAATCTTTATCAACCCGTTTTCGGTATGCACATAAGTGTTACCGCCTAAACAACGTACTTCATTGAACTGGACCCCAGAGCGAGTTGCAATAACCGCACCTGTTGGATCTAGATCTGCGTTAATTACCATCTGAGTAACAGTGCTTAGCTCTTCACGAGTAGGCTGCCAATCAAAACTATCACCGACTTCAATGTGCAGGATACCTCGTTGCCGACGATAGCTTGCTTCTATCGATCCGCGCATAAGCGCCTTTTCCAACAGATAAAGACCGACCAAACGCCGATAACAAGACACACCTACTGTGCTCGTGGAAAAAGTCCTACGAGGTAAATAAAGAACGTTAGACGGGTTTAGCTTAATAACTCCGTTTTTCTTAACATTGTTAATTAGGAACCCTGGAAGCTTAGCTTTAACAGAATCGTAACGAGGGTCCTTTTTAGACTTGTCAAGCATTTCCATTAGCTCAGGAGGTAGACGAAGGTCAATGATAGGGTCCTCACCGTACACACCTACCGGGTTAATAGTACAATATTCAACATCTTGTGGTGCAATAGAGACGAAAACTTTACTAGCAGCATCAAAATTGAGTACACCAATAAAAGTGCCCATTACCAGATAATCAATGCTCATCTCAGGGAGAAGAGTTTTGATCTTAAGGTTTTCAATGGACTTTGCATATTGCTTAAGAAGATCAGCGGACGGAAGTCCTGTTAAAACGAAATCTGACCAAGGTAGTGTTGATAGCAGATCAACAGCAGACCCAGCAGTCGGTTGATGGTAATAAATATCGCGGTAGATTCGGCGGTAAGCGTCAGCATTTCCAAGAGGAATAAAATCCTCAACTACGGAACGAATATAATTGGCGTTAACACCCCCACCAGAAATTCCAAACCCCCCACCCCCACCAGAAGCTCCTGGCCCACAGTTACTTGTCCCAGTTGCTGCAGCAGTAACTTCCCTACGGGTCATGGACATAGATGAACCTAGTCCACGTTCAGAGGTAGTTAAGCCTCCACGTGGGGTCATCTTAACTCCATTATTGGTTGAAGTAACTTGATACTGTCCAAGACCCTTAAGCATCATAATACCCTCTTATACAAAAAGAACAAAAGATTAGATTGTTATTTTTAATTCAGAACACGACGGTAGGTCTAGAGTTTCGACTCTAGACCTACCTAGTTAGGTTACTCGGACTCGGTGTCAATGGTTAAAATAGCCATGACGGAGGTTGGGGAGAGGTACATAAGTTCGTTAAGGTCAACAATCTCAGAGGTTAATCCACTCTGAACAGCGACTTCAGAATTGGTCATGTCAGCAACAAACTTGTTGAACAGGTCTAGGATGGTAGCTTGGTCCAAAGCCTTAAACGCTGAACCGACTTTAATGTGGAGAATCTTCTGAGTCATGAGAGGATTAGCCCTTTGTGTTGTGATACAACTTGATTTCAGAAACATTAACTGAGTCAACTGTAGGTACGGTTAGAACAGAAACCTTAACTCCCTCCCTAGTGGCTACTACAGCAATGTCAGGCTCTTTAGAGGCTTCCAAGAACAGCTTGGTCAGACCTTCTAGGTCTTCTGGAGTAGGATCCCAGTCTTCAGTTCCGGCTTCAATATGAAGAATAGTAGGCATTATTATTACTTTCTTGTTAGATTAGTTATTGAGTTAAACCCGGTGGATACAGTCGGCTGGACAAGCTTCCTCACAACGGGATAGGTCATCCCGGTCAGGGCAGTCATTACACTTACCAGTGTCAATTACACTTGAGGTGTCCCCAGCAGAAATAGCCGCTGTAGGACATTCTGCTTCACAGGCACCACAGCTAGTGCAATCGTCAGAATTGATTATTCTTGGCATGGTTCGTTGCTCTCTTACTTGGTTAACGGGTTATTCTTCTTTGGCTACAGGTAGAACAATACGGCTAGTAGGGCACCACCAAACAGGAATGTCACCAATGCTAGACCGAACCATCAGTTTACCAGTGACAGGACTCTTTGGTGCAGTAAGGAAAGGTTTAGTTGAATCTATGATGTTCTGGGCAGCGGCAGCAGCCGAACTGTTGAATAAAGGATTCCTACGCTGAGGAAACGCTGAAGTTACTTCGGTCATTTTTAAATCTCCCTATGGGACTTACAAACAAAATTAAGATTCTCCCAGAAGCTGTTTATTCTTTTTTGCTATTTTTAAACTATTTTTACTACGGTAGTCAACACAAATGTTAAAGGTAATTGTCCAATTCTGTGGCCTGCCGTTCTAAAAACTCAAAAAGTAGACGGAACATAAAGGTTACTAACCGTTCTGGTAGTTGAGCCTTGACTATTTGCCAAGTGTGAGCTTGTCTTAAGTCTTCTTTTCTAAAGTCATTCATGTAGTCATCAGATTCTATATAGGCTAATTTTTGAAGTTTACTAGCAACTGAGTGGTTACCTGTAGGTTTAAGGTAAGACTCACCTAGCATCTCTACGAATAACAACTTGGGTAACGTGTTACAGTAACCGGCAAGGTGACTAATGAAGTCCAAGTAGTCTATACGGTGTTTACTTTCCAATTTTACAAACGACTTTAATAACGGACCTAAGCTCTCTGTTAAGTCCAAGTCTTGGAAGGCGAGAAGTAGAAAATCACTGAAGCGTTCGTATATAATGTGTTCAATCGTCTCAAGATGCCCATGAACATCAAAGCATGAGAAGTAGATAGTAATTGTGTGCGTATCGTGATTATATACGCCTGCTATTGAGTTTGTAATTGGCTCATGGTATATAATCTTAAGATGTAGCGTAATGCCAAAAGGTGTATGCTCAGACACTACTAAACTATTAGTTTTGATTAAGTGGGATTCTTGCTTAAACCTGTTAAACAGCAGCTTAGCTGAATCTATTAGGCAACTAGTCGTTGTACCGTACAAGTAGTCTAAGGCTTGATGGTCTCTAATAGCTAGTTGTGAGGAGTCCTGTGTATAGTTCATTTTTGATTTCCATTCTTGTATCTCTAAAATTAAGAATCGGGAGATTAGCTAGAGTTCTTTTCTAGCTAATCTCCCTTGTATTGTGCCGTTACTTCTTGTCACCACCAGTGAAAACTTTGCCTGTTACACCAGAAGCACCACCACCCGAACTGTGACCTGACCCACCAGACAGTGAACCAGAGAAAAAGTTACCTGTAGCACCTGACCCTATTCCACCACCTCTGCTAGTAGGTGCTGAGCCCCCGCCACCGTAGGAACCATAGAAACATAGACTACCTGTGTCTATAGCTTTGGCTGGTGGCTCCTCTTCTCCGAATAGGTACTCGTCACGTATTTCCTCATCGTGCAGAGCACAGTACGCTAGGCAGAACGCACGGAATAAGTCGTCTGTCCGTTTGTCCCCTTTTTCGACAGTTTTACCCATGCTCTCCTCCACAGTCATAGCCTCAACCATGAAGTGTGAAACTGGTTTTCCAATCATCGAAAACGGGTAATTTTTAGAACTCAGAGTCATAGCGTCAGATAGTGAAATTTCAGGTTTAGGCAATAGAACTTCACTATTGATAAAGGAGTTTTTTACTAATAAAAAATTTTCCCATCGAAGCGTCCAAAACGACCACCCACACCCGAATTCGGCCTCTAAATCGTCAAGAATTTTTGCAGAGTTCCAACGATCAGCAACAATATATTTTATGTTAAGTCCTATCATTATAGGTCGTAGGACTTTTTCATAGACATTATTGAAGTTAACAGGTTTCTTAGGTTCAGGTACAATCTCAAAGAAGGCATCAACTGTAGGCATTTCCTCAATCAACTCGTTACCTTCCTTATCTTTACCTACAGTAGTTTGCCTAAGGTGCATGATACACCCTCCAAATGCGTTATCTGTCCGGCCCGCGTCTATAGCAAGCACACGAGGAGTAACCGCGTCCTTTTTTAACACTTTCGCCTTAGCTCGTATAATCGGTAAACCTGCGGCAGACTTACCTGTTTCCTGTGTTAAAGCTATAATATTCTTATGCTTACCCACAGCTGAAGTCAATACTGATTTAGAAGGTAAGAATACATGGGTAGCACGAGGAGGAATAGCTAAATAGTCACGCTTGTAACCTTCGGGGTCAGACCTACGTTCTGCTTCTAACACCTTCTCAGTGATAAGAGGGTTTACTTCAAAAACGGAATAGTGGTATCCCAACATCGACTCAGAGTTCTTAGATTCTTCGTACAAACGTACGATTTTGTCCGTTAAATGCATAGGAGAAGATACGTTTGCAAACAACACATGAGGTACATCATAATTACCTTTACGATGTAGCGTATCAGCACCTGCTCTTACAGTAAGCAAAGAGCGCCGTAAAGCGTCTACTACTAAATCAGGGTTCATCTTTACTGCACCTTTATCTTTAGCAGCAAGATGTCCTAATTCGTCGCAGTTGTTGATTCTCATACCGTGAGCAACAAGACTATGGGTAGCATCATCAACGGTTATGTCATAAGTCTTAACAGCAGGTTTTAACTTCTTGATAGACTTAATAGGTTGCCATATAGTATGGTTATCAATCAAAGCCTCCATTTTGTCCTGAATTCCAGGTACGAACATTGCTTTGTTTAAGCCTCTATTCTTAGTCTTCCTGTTAGCGTAATCAATAGAGTACACGTGAGTCTTTACCTTTTGAAAAGCACCACTCTTATCAGGATACTTACCCGTAAAAGATATGTAGGGTAGCCTAAAGTGAGTATACCTATTACTGGTACTTTCCTTAAGATACGCTTTATTTTTTGTTAGAAATCCTATACGCTTTATAAACTTCATACCTTCAATAACTGGTAACTCAATATGGTATGAAATATTATACTTATCACTGCGTTTACTTCCATCGTAAACTATAAGATTAGAATATATACCAAAGTTTAGCAACATCATTTGTAGCTGTAAAGCTAACTTTTTACTAGTAGTAGCATAAGACACTTTACAGTCAACAGTGCAACAGCAACCATCTCCTTCAAATAAGGTTTGAAGGAAGGCTTTTTGGCAGTCTTTAGTAGAGGTAAGCACACTCCAAGGAATAGTCTTCGTCTTTGATAGAGATGGAGTTAGTCCTACGTAGCGTAGAAAATTTTTAGTATTCTCGTAGGCAAAAAATATCCTCCATATACTTTTATACGGAGAATTTCCTCCACGCGTATCTAAATTTATACGAGGAGCAACACCAAAAACTTTTTCAGCAGAGTTTACAATATGATCAGCTGCCACTTTATCAGTATTACATATCATAAACTCTCTAGCTATTTCACTATAAGTACCTTCAGATACAAACCACCCTAATAGCGCCGCTAGGTCCGGAGTCATAGTAGCAGGAAATGTTATGGCATAACGTTTAAATTTACCAGACGTTTGACTGGCTATAGCTTTGTCAATAGTAAATTCTGAAGTAATTTTATAGACTCTAAACCTACCCACTCTATGATCCACATACACCATGCCAGCTTTAGCTAATTTAATCACTGTATTCCTAGCGGAAGAGGTGTTACCTAAAATGCCTAAATCACTAAGCCTAAAAGTACCTAGTTCTCCAACCTTCTTAATTATTTCAACGTACTTCCTTACTGGATAAGCATGACTAAACGTAAACTCAGGATTAACTTTAGGAAAAACTTGAGTATTGTAAGCTACACCAACGTAGTCACCTACTTGTAAATCTTCAACACGTTTAGTCTCAATGTCCAAGGTTTTAGTCAACACAGGAATCTTATGATCATCGGTAACTTTTAACCATAAGCCATTAGCTAATGTCACACGCTTTACTTCTTTCTTACCAGTATAAGCCCAATTGCTTATTGTTTTCATTTCGTTAGTAGTAGTGTTTGTAGTAAACCCGACAAGATTATTCTTAATTTCTATAAAACCCTTATCTGTCAAAACTAACGAATCTCCAGACAAGCAGGCTGCTCCCCATCGTGTATAACCACGAAGAGTCTTACCGCTTGTGGTCGAGGGAAAAAGGCTTAAATTCGATGGGGAATACCATACAAAGGTGTCTCTAACTTTATATAGTTGCTCCCCGTGCTTATTTCCGTAGTAGTCAAGAATCTTATGGTATTCCTTGTAAAAACTACTACTCTCCACCATACCCAAGAAGGGTTCGTATAAAGCGTCTTTAGCTTGTTTGAAGGACACTGCAACAAAAGTAGCTACCAATGGTGTACTAGGTAACACACCAGGGTACACTTTTGCAGGAACTCCCAATTTTATTAAACGTTGCAACTGATACGCGAACATCAATGCAGTTATACTACTTTTTCCGCACCTCTGTCCTAAGAGTGCCACAAACTCATAGTAATCGTGCTGTTTACCCTCATTCCAGAAGTCATGTCTAGTTTTTCCACAGGTTGGACATTTTCCCCATTCTAGGAATGTAATCCTTTCAAGAACTTGGTCTACAGTGTCACCTACTGGTATGTTTTTGGCATATCTAGCGTCTGAACAGGTAGGGCTCCAGCAGTAATCTCCAAAAAGCATCGAACCAAACATGATTTGCTTAGCCCATGGCTCATAACCTACTTCACCGAAAGAATCAATTAGAAAAGAAACAAAGTTTGGAGCGTACGATAAATCTCTATCGTCAATTTTTATGCCACCAGCTTTAGCAACATTGTGACTATCCGAAGAGGCTTCCCTAATCAGTTTCTGAACGTTAAAGTCACCAGGGTCCACATCAGAATCAACGTTATCAACTTCGTACTTCTTAACTGTAGTGTCACGCTTAACGTGCTTGTTAACCTTAGACGAAACGGTAGCTTCTTCTGCTACAGTGTTCTGCTTAGCAAAAGAGTCCAAATCAATAGATGATCCACGAACTTCAAACTTGTTGCAATAGTAGTTGAACGCCTTTTTAATATCAACACAGGTCATGAACTTGGAGCAACCCAAACACGACTTCTTATCCTTCTTTCCGGTCGAGCCTGTCGTCCCCACCCCACCTAAACTAACCGGACTAGAGGGTCCAATAGATGAAGGCTTAAGAAGCGGAGGTAGAATTTCCGCCACTATCTTCTTACCCTCTGACGACTTACCGGACTTAACCTTCTCAGATTTACCCTCTACTCCTACAACTGGCTTGGCGGGCTTGTACTTGTTGTTGATTTTTACCTCACCTAAAGGCTCACTTTTCCTAGCTTCGGTCTTACGGGATTCCGAGTCATCTTTCCTACGTTTGGCGTCAGCTTCTTTATCGGCTTTACTCACAACTTTAGCAACGTTATTACTACTTGTGGAGTTTGTTACCTTAACACCGTCTGGAATAATTAGCTTTTTGTTGGGTAAAAAAATTCGTGACATAGTTTAAAAGTCCTTATTAGCTCAGGTGTCAAAAATTAAGATTCGTCTTGCAAAATTATAAACATCCTAAAACCCTGTTGACCTTAAACTGGTCAACAGGGTTTGTCAGTTCGTACAAATATTGCGTCCGTCCACTCTACTTAATTGCCGTCTTCATCGTCGTCTTCGTCAGCATTATTAGCATTATCATCGTTAGCGTCAGCAAAAGTAGTGGACGGATATATGAGCAACGAACCGACTGACACAGGTTCTACGGGTTTCGGAGTTTTAACTAGCCTCGACGCTATAGAAGGTACTGGCTCCATACGGGCTTTAGTCCTATAAGAGTCTACAAAGTCAACTAAAGCTTGTCCTGATAAGTTACTGTAGTTATTACCTTCTAAAACCTCTCCAGTCTCCGGGTCAATTTTAGTAGGTAATTTACCTATACCCTTAGTTAAACCTTTAGATACAACTCCAGATTTGACCGCTTTCGTACCACTAGCAATCTTCTTACTGAGTTCGCGCTTACGGTCCTTAGCGATAAGTTCGCTAATAGCCATGTCGTAATGGTACCGAGGTTCCGGTGACTCTAATACGCCGTAATCTTTCCAGCTATCAGGTTTAATAAAGCGTAGCCACTTCTTAGTCCGAGTCAGAGCGACGTACTTAAGGTTGTCTTCTTGTTTAGACTTCAACAGGATGGGATTAAACGGAGTGTCTAAGATGAATACGTTGTTAAACTCCATTCCCTTAACCCGATGAATAGACGACAACTTTACTGCGTTTTTACTGTTACGGTCTGAGAACACGCTCTCAATCAAGTTAACGACCCGGTCAGTGGGATCGGTAGGTTTAAGATTGGAGACGATTGCCATGACACATTGAATTTTATCTTCATAACCTTCTTTGAGATTAGGCTCTCTCAACATAATCTGTAAAGTGTCCCGCAACTCTTTAACTGTCTTAGCCTTAGACTTACTAACAAGCTTTAGTAACCCTTTATGGATTTCTCTGCCTACTATAAGTATAGGTACTTGTCTTGCTAATAGCTCCATAGCTAAAGTTATAAGTGGTGCGTTGAACCTACACAACACAGCAGTGTCGGGCTGCATAAACGTAAACTTGTTGTACGTGGTTACAGTATCTACCTTACCAATATCAGCAACAGGTGACGCTTCAATGTACGGTACATAGTGTTTAGCTAGGTTGACTATCTCTTGAGGACACCTATAAGATATTGGCAAAGTCAACTCTGTTACAGGTGCGTATTTTTGCAAAGTCCTCTTTATTGTGTCGATTGAGTTATCATCTGCTCCTGACCACGCGTAAATTGCCTGTTTTTTGTCCCCAACACAAGTAATCCTAATATTGGGGTTGTTCTCAATCAACCGCTCAATAATTCGTAACCGAATAGCGTTAGTATCTTGTGCTTCATCAACTAGTAGGTAATCAATCTGTGGAAGCCTAGTAGCAGGATCAACGGCAACAAGATAAACTTGATCAGTAAAGTCAATCAACTTTTTACCAGCGTCCTCATAAGGACAATCTGGCTTAGGTGGATTGACATAACCAAAGATAGACTGTCTTAAACTAGAACGGAGTACCCTACGTGCTAGTTTAAGTTCTTTGATCATAATGGCGTCAAGATCAGCCTGAGTAGGCAAAGTCTTAGGATCAAATTTAACCTTGGTAGGGTCTTTACCTTTAGCTATTGCGGCATCCACAATTTTACGTTTAGCAACAGCTATAGCAACATCAATGTCGTTCTCTGGACGAAGGTCATACTCTTCTACTATAGCCTTCAAGTTCTTGATCGTGTCAAGTTCTACCGGGCGTAAAGTATAACCGTCAATATCTTTAGGAGCCAAGCCAAAGTTACGAGCTAGATTAACTAAGTCAATAACGAAGTCTTGCAACTCCTTGTACTTTTCCTTTTTAGATTCTTCTAACGGTTGAGACTTAAACTGTTGAAAAATAGCCCTAATTTTAGTGTTGTTTTCAGGTATCAAAGTAGTATCCGGCCGAACTAATAATACTGATCTAAACCCCATAGCGTTAAAGGTCTGAACTGACAAGCCTGATTGTCCAGGGAAAACAGTAGAAATACCAAACTCATCAAGCTTGCTCTTGATTTCCTTTGAAATGTGATTATTGAAAGCTAGAAAACTTGTTCTAGCTTTCCGATTCGGGATAAACTGAACCGCTTGTAGGATAGAGGTGGTCTTAGCCGACCCAGCAACCGCGTTAATTAGTAGAAAAGGACTAACTTTAGGAGAATCTGAGTTGAGGTAATAGTCAAAAACAGATTGTTGATAAGAAGACGGCGGGAAACCTAAAGTATTGATGACGTTAGCAAGGTCAGCCTTTTTTAACGACTTGTTTGGAACAACGTTAGGTTTCGCCATTTTCTTAATTCCTATTTACGTGGTAGGCTTTGCTTCGGACAAGAACGGTACAATAGTAGTACCTAAAACTTCAAAAGCGTAGTTTAGAAAATCTAAATTAACTGGTGCCGACAAATCAAGTACTTGTTCCGCATCGTGTTTAGAAAACCCAAAGTAGTCAATAAGCTTACCTTCAAGCTTCCTCTTAGAGTAACCCTCTGCTCTAAGTCTAGCGTACAACGTTAGTTTAAGCTTAAAGACAAAAGGAAGCTTTAGCTCGCTAGAAAAAGAGTTTGGTGAAGGTTTAGGTAAATAGTTGTTGTTAGCCATAAGTGTTTGTAGTTTAATAGATAGTTGTTTTACAGCACTATTAAAGGCATCCTCTTTAGACTTACGAATACAACAAATTCCCGGAAAATCAGGTAGTAGAACGGTAAATAACCCTTTATGTGGAGTTTCCACCAGGGTAAACTGATAATCAAACATGGTTACAAGTTCCTTTAAGAGAACAATGATTTAGCCTTATTACCGTCAATGAAGTTTAGATTAAGACAGTGTGGAGAAAACCAAACAACCTCCCTACTAGCGTTCTCTCTACCACGACCGTCACTCTTATTACCATAACCACCCCTAGCTTTCCACTTCCAAGCCTTCCAACCTTTTAACATAAACTCAGGCGAATCATAGCCACACAAGGCTATGCGAAATTCTTTATTATTTCCGTTCTCTCTGCACCACTCTAGTACGCTAGCAGTAATGTTAACGTCGTCGTTAGTATAAACTTTAACACGCCCTTCAGCGTACGGTGGGTCTAAAAAGACCCCCGTTGTACCCTGCCTAGTAGTAGGAGTATATCCCATAATTCTACTCCAGTCACCGTTGACTACATTAACTTCGCTTAAACGTCTAGAGAGTTTGTTGAACCATGGTAGTATTATTTTACTTCTGTCCTTACAATTAACCCCTTGACTGCCGTTAATATGCGGTAGTCGTTTAGATATACCTATTTCTTTGGAGTCTCTATCTTTAGGAAGTTGTATCCAAGTATTTTTGGACCATAACCACGAATCTTCTCCGCTGCACCAACCTCCACCAATCCAATTACACAAGCCCCACACCCACCAACCTGCAACTTTAGCACTGTATTTGTGTGGATCACCAAGTAAAGTTTCAAGTTTTTAGCACCTTTAGTTATTAACCAATAATGCCTAGCGGATAGGTCTATCTCATTAGTAGGATAGTCAGCGTAATAAGCTACTTTTTCTGGGTCTTTTTGAATAGCCCGCCAGAAGTTACAAATGTACCCATCAATATCGTTTACTGTTTCAATGAACTTAGAAGGCTTCCAGTTAGGACGCCCTAGTAACATTGCACCTGACCCTAAAAAAGGCTCGATGTAGTTACTAGGTTGCCCCAAGTGGTACCACACCTTCTCCGCTATGTCTGACTTCTTACCGAAAAATGGATAAGGTGCTCTCAATGTCATGATGTATTTACCTTATGAGTGCTACTTTTTCAATGTCAGTTTTAATGAACATGTTTGACTTACCGTCCAACTCCATATAGAACTCGTGTTGCATGTCAGCTACTACTTGACGACGTAGCTTCTTGGATGACATCATATTCAATACCCAGAGGAGTCTAGTTTAGGTCCTTGTTGTGCGAAGCACAACGTTGAAGATATCTCCGCCCTGGTTGTGCGTAGCACAACGTCGAAGAAGGGCTGGAGCTTTACGGACAGTTCAGTAAGAGTTTCAATTCATTGTTCAGCTCTAAACTGCCAAACACTAAGTCTCTAGCTAACTTATTAGCCTTAAGAACTAAACCTGTACGAAGAATTCCCACTGCCTGTTTATGCAAGCCAAACTGACCTAGGTATATCCTAGCTTCTCGCTGCTTATGAATGTAGTTTACAGTTATTCCTTGGTGGTTTGCAATGTCGTGATCTACAAACTCTGTGTTAAAAATATCCATACAGTCTTCGCGCCTAATGTCTATAGTGTTATTATTCTGTAGTTGCAACGCGTAGACTCGGGCATTAGTTGTATAGTTAGTCCACGAAGACTTGTCCAACCCCTTCATTACTATGTAGTCTCGACCTTTTTCATCTTCCCTGCAAACAGTGAACAATATTCTGTGAGAAGAATGCCTCTTCTTAGGCGTAGATGGAAGAGGCTTAACCCTGTAGATAGAGTTTTGAATGTTAAAGGCTTCGTCTCTCGCCTTACCGTACAAGAAACAAAAATCTCGTTCATCAACCCTAAGGTTAACCCGATCATCATTGCTAACGGTAATTCGCAACGGAAAGATTTCGTCTTTACCGGCCATAGTTTAGTTCTCCTTTCACGGAGGTTAGGCGTAGATATAGCTTAAAGCAGACTCTAACACACTCTTGCCAACTTGTCAAGTCTTTTTGTAGTGGTCAAAAACTTTGTTCCACTCAGCCGCTAAAAACTCTAGCTTGCCAGTTACTGGTATCTTTAGTTGATTAAGTTTACGCCAGAAACCGTTACCAATTTCGTCATCAAGACGGATTACTAATGATGACAGTAGAGGGAGGTTGTTAGCATGGTCATAGTCAATGATAGTAGCTAAAGCTTCCTTAAGGATAAATTGATCATCAAACCAGTTGAATCCGTTATCAGCAGCAAACTTACCGTAGTTAACAGGTTTTCCTGTTTTAGCGATTTTAATTAGGTACTCTCTAAGAGTTTGTTGTAGCTCGCTCATTTTACTTTTTCCTTAACTTTCTCTGTTAACTCAGCCCACAACCGTTTCTTCATCTTATACTCAGACTTAGGTTGACCTTCAGCACCAATCTCACCAGAGACAATGATGCCAGTAGGTAGGTGTATTAAACGATAAGGTCTGGGCGAAGCATTGGTGAAAGAGTCAATCCTAACGTCGCGTTCATCTAAAACAAAGTCTGTCACGAGTGCTCCATCATTGGAATATTGTCAGTGAACCACTTAAGTTCCGACCTAAGAGCTTTAATAGTATTTTCCTTTTGAGCCAACTCTGACTGTAGTTGTTCTACTAAAGCTAGAAGATGTTGAATATCTGTTCTAGCGTGGACAAACAAGTTAGCGTCACACAAGGCAGCAGCCCGTACTACAAAGCGTTCTGTAACTCCGTTTGTAGTAGTTACTGTAGGCCCTACTAAGTCGTGCTTAAGGGTTAGGTCAGTTAACGTACCCTTATTTACTCTTGACCTAATAGCATCGATCATGGCTTTATCCAATCTAAGATAGTTGTTCTAACAAACCGTCAACTTGAGCTTTAAGGTTCTCTACTGAAGCTTTAAGTTCGTTAATCTCAGTCTGTTGATGGGTTAGACGCAAACTCAAAGCGGCTTCTAGGAACCTAGAGCGCGAAGTATCGTATCCTGTATTTACAAGAAAATCCTGAGCTTCTTCCAAGTCACCTGATGCTAGCCCGTCAGAATCAATCTTTATTACACAATCGTCTCCCAAGAAAATCTTAATGGGAAACGTTTTGTGTACCATAGCGGTGTAGGCAGTTTCTTCTTCAATAGCCACGTAGACTACTCCTTAGTTAAACAATTTACAGGTGATCACTTTCACCGACAATAGGTACGGAAAACCCGGCCGCGTTCTTATGCCCACCACCACCGTACAGTTTAGCCACAGCCGAAACATCAAAATCTCCGACGCTCCTCAAACTAAAAACTCGTTGACCGTCAGCACGATCAAAATAAGTAGCAGAAAAAGGTTTGGAGTCGTAGTCTTTGCACAAGATATTACAAGCATCTGAAGCCATTGTGTACGGAAGGTTAGCTGTTAAGACAAGGCAGCCTCCAATAGTCTGTGGATGAGCTGCTACTGACAACAATTCCTTAATGTCTTTAAGGTGCTTACGTTCAATAGCCACACCTTGTTCTAGAATATCTGCAAACTTAAACTCGTCTTCAACATCCTTAGCTAGTTGGTCCCAGATTTCAAAATCATACGGGTGAGAGAAGACCACAAATTGAAGCTCTTTTGTTCCGTTTAACTTAAAGAGCCATAGATCGCGATCTTGCACGTGACGTAGCAGCTTAGGAACTGGTTTGTTAGGATGAAAGAACTCCCAAGCTAAGACAGCACCTGATTTGTCCATGTTGAAGATAGCTAAAGTGTTGTTAAAATCTGACGCCGAGGCGGTATCGTAGCTATTAACTTTATTATGAAAAAACCAATAGTCCCAGTTATCTACTGGGTTAGGCTCTTTAGCGAACAACTGCAAATCTTCTTTAGCAGTCTTGTGGTGGTCTAAAATCAACACAGATTTGGCGTTAGTAGCTATAGATATTATAGTGTCCCGTTTGAAACTAAAATCAACTATAACTACATCGCGACCTGTAACATCAGGTGGAGGGTTGCCATGCGTAGTACCTAAATAATCAGCACCTTCATAGCCCAAAACTTTCCAAATGGCCCAAGCGGCACCAAAGCCATCGGCACACAAGTCGTGATAAATTATCAATGGTTTAGTAGTCATTTCTAACGATCCTTGTAAGATTACTTTGTTCCAGGCCAAATTACTACATCCGCTTTGCCTGTGAGAACTAACCATGCTGCTTTAATGTTTTGACAAAGAGACGGATAACCTACGGGTCTAGCAGGAACCCACAACTCCTTATCATCAACTTTAATCCCAGTTTCAACAGGGTTATTTTGCAAATAATCAACTAGATGCCTTAGTTGATAGATAGTTGGGGATTTTTTGAACACTAGTTAGTACTCCGATTCTATTGACTTTTTCTTGGTCTAGTCTATTGCGATGAATTACATCACTAACATAGTCAGTTTTAGAGTTATGATAGCAATCCATAAAAATAATACTGCGCCACACACCTAGTTCTAAAGTCTCGGCAGGAATAAACCAGTTGCGGCAGCTAGTTTGAAACTTAAACTGCCAGAATTTAGGATTGCTCCAATTTTTAAGATTGGTTTCTACTCCAAGGAATAGGATAAAGCGTTCATCATCTCTAGGATGAGAGACTTCTCTTAACCAACATAGACCTCGTTCTATATTAGAAGTGCTACTAATTCCCTCAGCCCACCTGCGAGTAATTATATCATCGGGTAAATTATCTTCTATGAACTCTTGATCAAACATCATAGACGTTCTCCGAGGGAGGGTGTAAATAAATTACCCCTCCCTCTACTTAGAACTAAGCCGCTTGCAAAGCAACAAACTCTTCGGTACTGCTTACCTTGATAGTAAACGAGTTACCGTCAACTTCAGCCTGTTGCCGAGGAGAAGTGAGAATTACCTGTTCTCCGAGCAACATGATGTACGGCTTCTTATCCTTGCTTTGCCGGACACGGTAGTCAGCGTTATCTTTATACCCATTGATGAACGCAGTCTCGCTATCAAGGGAAACCTTAGCAGTAAGTGTTGTCTTGGACATTACTATTCAATCCTTTTAGGGGAGTAGAACAGGAAGGTGAGTTGTTAGTTCACCTTCCCTATTAACTTAATTAAATGTTTGCTCCGTCATCTTTATTTTGACTTAACGCGGCAACAGCAGCTGCAAGAGTGTTAATGGTTTGCTCGTGTGAGGCAATCCGTCCAGCAAGCGCCAAAACAATCACATCAAAGATACGATGTTCAGCAGTAATTGAGAAATTCTCAAGAGCTTCCCGGAACTTGTCCATATCACCGACGAGGATGCCGTCTGTGTTAAGAACAACGTCTACACCACCTACATGGAGTGTGATAGGAAACCCTGCCTTCTGCTGTACGACAGGTTGTTCAGTGACCGGTTGTTCGACAGTAGCTACACCGTCAGTAATAAGCTGCTCAGACATTTTTAGTTTCCTTAGTTGTAGTTGATAGGGAGGAAAGGCACGAGATCAGATAGTTTGCTAGGTCCTTATCTGACAAATAGGAATTAGAATTTTTACGAAACTTGAATAGGAGAGTTTTAACCTCTCTAAGAGAATTACTGTCCATGATGAGTCACTCTTTGGTAGACCAAGACTTGGAAAATTGTTTGTGAATAGATAGAATAGCGTCAGGGCCGTAGAGGAAACCTAACACTCCAGTAGCCATAAGTAGCCAAAGAGGCCAATGAACTAAGAATAACTGAGTCTCTGTTAAGTCAGGATTGGTTAACCTGATATAGGATATTACTAACAATCCTAGCACAGAGAGTGAGCCTAATAGAAAAGTTTTCATTTATAAAAACCTTCGTTAACTAGAAACCTAACATAAGCCATAGCGTTCTTCCAACCAGAATCAGTTGGGACAAACCTAGCTACTAGTTTACTGTCTTCCAAAAAATGAGGATCCAAATGTTTGGTTTGTTTCAATTGAAGCTTAGTCAAACCTTTAAACACTAGAATCTTGTTACCCTCGTATTGGTTACAATTCGGATAGTTGACCTTAACTACCGTGTAGTCATCCAACCAAAACTGTTCTAGAATCTTAAACACGAAAGGGTCCGGGTCTAAGGGGTGAAGAGGTTCTTTCTTCACAGACTTAGATTCTCCAGAGGAGAGATGCACCCCTATAGGACCACTAAACTTCCTGCGACTTCCTGATATCTTATTAAAAGGACCACAACCCATAACTAACCTCCGTTAACTAAACGTTCCGGGTACGGGACCTGGGAATGAAGGGTGAGTTTTCACGACTCGCTTGGCGTTGACGGTCACGTTCGCCTTTACGTTGCATAAAAGCGTTTCGTTCGGCTAAGTCACTGTCAGGTTGATTTAACGGTAACGCCATCCTGGCAGGAACTGCAATGTTATCACGAGTAGGAAACTGTTGAGCTATAATACGGTCAATTATAGAATTACGTTGGTCTAAAGTTAACGTACGATTGTTCTGTAAGTAAACAGAAGCTAGTTCTACCCGGAATAGAGCTTCAAGAAGCTTAACTACGGTGTCAGTGTCTATACCACCTTCTTTCATGTTCAGACCAATAGTCAAGTCTGAATTGGCGGAGTTAACTGCGTCAGAGAAAGCATAAGTCTGAATAGCCAAATCTAGAATCGGCTTCTTGATCTGTTTGGAACAAGACTGCCAAGTGTTAAAAATAGAATCGCTGTCAAAAGTTTCCGAGTTTAACTGCATCCACTGTTTACGTTTAATCTGGTCTTCTGATAGCTCCTCTTTTTGCTTAGTTATGTTAATTTTAGGAGCCTTTCTACGAATTTTAGATTGCCTCTTCATTTAAAAAGTCCTTAGTCAATCTTAATTTTGTTTATGATAGCAGAACCTTTTGCCGAAGTCAAGAGAAATTTTCTAGCTAAAAGGAAAAACTTAAAATGTCTAATGCTGCTATGCGGATAAACTACTACTTAGAACACCGTAACGAAGTTAACGCTTTGTTCGGTCTTGGTCACCACCATGCTCACGGACACGCTAAGCCCAAAAAGCATCCGTTAGCCCACCTATTCTCTAAAAAGCCTAAGCACGAAGAGGAAGAAGAAAACCTTCCGGTGCTAGGCCCTATGTTCGGGGGTCCTAATATTATGGACCCCAAGTTTAAGACTGACAAACAACGTGCCGATGAAGAGCGCGAAGTCTCTGATAAAGCGCGAGAAGTAAAGCGTGCTCAACTAGAGCAACAGAATAAAGGGTTAATGGAACGTCATCTAGGTCACGAGACTGAGAAGATGATTCGTTTAACTAAGGATCATGCTGCACAGAACCGTGCGGTTAAGAAAGCTGAGCCTGTTAAGGAAGAAGAGCCGGAGCTTAAAGACGACTCTAACACTTCCTACTGGAAGTTCCGCGAACGGGAAGCAAACTCTTTGCACTAATAGTTAAGGGAGAGGGTTATTTAAACCCTCTCCCTTTTCTCGTACCTAAAATAACGAACGGAACTTAGTAGTAGAATCAATAGGCTTTAACTTTAAGCCTTCTTTAGGTACGGATTGTAAGACCCTAGTATCAGGCTTAACCTTGGAAGCATAGTGCTTAAGCCGTTGTCTAGCTACGTTAAAATACTGCTCTTCACGTTCAACACCGATAAACTTGTAACCTAGACTTAAAGCAGAACAACCTGTTGTACCAGAGCCCATAAAAGTATCTAGTACTGTTGTTCCAGGCACAGCTACTAAGGTTATCAACTTAGAAAGTAAAGAAATTGGTTTAGTGGTAGGGTGAGGATTTCTTTCACCTACTGTAAGCCCTTCTGTTCGCTCGGACTTTGAGGGCTTAGCTATAAAGAAAAACTCACTGGCGTCTAACCTACCAAGCTCTTCAAACCTCTTAAGAACTTCGGGAGAACCGTCAGTGATAAAATTACTGAACTGTCGTGTTTTACCACCGCTGGTAAGAGAGGTGTCTCCTATGTTTAAAGCACCAGTCTTATGCTTTATCACATTAGAGGCAATGTTCTTTTCAGAAAGCGGTTTCTGAGCAAACACTATTGGCTCAAACGAGTTCTTTAACTGATCGCACCAACCTGTATAACGTTTAGCTTCTTCAGTAATCGGTGTATAATTACCGTAAGAGTCTGTGTGTTTCTTCTTCAACTTAGAAAACTTCTCAGTACCAAGGAGTTGGCGATCAATAGCCTTACTCAGTGACTTACCTTTATTAAAATTTTGACCGTGTACCCAGGTAAACATACCGCGCATCTTAAAACCGGCTTCTTTAATAGCCATAGCTGTTTCATGGTAAGTTGTGGTATGAGCAAACACTAAAAGGAAGCCTCCTGGTAAAATAACCTCATGGCACAGTTTCCAAAACTCAGGATCACGTTCTATCTTTGTAGTATCCCAAGTCTGATTCAACCACCCACCACTAGAACCTCTAGTATTAACTAATCTAGCGAAACCGTCTCCACGTTGAGTTATTCTCTTATTAGTGAAAGTGTCCTTGCTCATATCTATAGAACCGAAACGTTTTTGAATGCTCTCAAGACTGTACGGTGCGTCAGTCACTAGATTATGAACAGTTTCTTCCCGCTCAATCATCTTTTTCAAAACGTCACGACAGTCTGCGTTGTACAACGTATAATTCTTACCTGTAACTTTTTTCATTTTTTAAATCTCTACCCTGAAAATAGACATGATTCGAGGCAGGCGGGACATAAATTGTCCCGCCTGCCTCTCACTTTTTAAACTAAAGCTTTTTAATATCGTTCTCAATAACAGTAACTATAGCCTCCACAACACCTGAAATTGGTGACTGTGTTACTACTGATGTGCCTACTGAGGTATCTACTGATGTATCTGAAGCAGAGGTAGGAGCTACTATCGGAGTAGGAATAGTATTTGTCACTGCCTGAACATTAGTCAAGACACTATTGGTGATCAAACAGAATTTAGCCATATAACCGTAAACTTCGGCTAGAGTAGGGTTCAAACTAGCAGCAGGGCCGTAGGCAAGAACAACCTTACAAGCAGTCTGCGCTAACCATAAGAATGCTACCACCCACGCCAATCTGTCTAAAATAACTAGAATAGACGCTAGATCGCTGAAAATATTGAGAATATCGCTCATGTCAAACTCCTAATGGAAAAATTGCTTTAGTTAAAAAAGTTACTGTAAAGTTAATTACCCATCAATAGTCGTATTAGACGAAATTGGTCTGTATGCGTCAACTCTGAAACTTGTCCGTTTACTAAGTCAACAACTGTGTCCTGACTCACTCCTAAAGTTTTCGCTATTTGTGCCTTAGTCAGTCCGTTTACTGTAGAAGTGTTCAGCAGACTAACTAACATCGCGCTGTTTGCTAAAAGGTTAGTCGGGTCTATCTGAGCCATTTTTTAAAATCCGCGTATAAGAATTTTTAATCTCCTGGTTCATCGTGTGAATCAGGTCTCTATCCTCAATGTTTACAGGTTGCCATCTGCCGTACAAGGTGTCTTTAACATACCGTTTGGTCACGGTCAGCTTACCTGACTGTCGTATGTAATGTATCAAGCAAAACAGTTCTACCTCTTCATCTGCTTGAAAGGAATCTTGTACTATATGATGTACTGTAAAGTTAATAGTACCACAACGGTATCTAGGCTTTTCTTTAGGTTCAATATCATATATTACCCCTGTGTTCTCATCCTGCCATTGGTTGTTTGCTGCAAGTACTGAACGAGGAACAGGAGGTCGAGTTACCATGTTTAGTCTCCGTCATTAAGCATTAAGCGTTAGTCGGTAGGCACATTGCACAACTTGATAAGCTTTTTAACTAGTCTTTTTGTGTGGTGCTCAACTCCAGGATTAACAGATTCTCTGTTCCCTGCTACAAACTTTTTATAAAATCTAATTTTATTGTAAGAGGCAATAAAAGTAAGGAGATTTGCTATGTCTAAAAAATTAGATACTAGTTCAGAAGAGTATAGGCTACTACAACAAGACATATATGATAATCGTCTTAAAATAAATAATCGAAGAGTAAAAAGGTTAGGAAAGTACATAAACTCTTACACTAAAATTGAACACGAGTGTGAAGTTTGCGGTCATGGTAGTAAGGGAGAATGGTTAACTAGACCACAGAATCTATCTGAAGGTTACGGTTGTCCTAGGTGCAGGAACATAGCGTTTTCAAAGGGTGGAGATAAATACTGCGAGGAATTAAAGGAAACACATAACGGTACCATCATACTTGTAGGGGAATTTATAAATACTAAAACCAAGACTTTACACAAATGTCTTGTTTGTGAACAACTCCGGGCTTAAAGCCCTGGGGCTTCCCTCCTCACGGATGGGAAGTTACTCTTTCGACGAGGACTGCTGACCCTATCGGGTAGTCTTACACCCTCTCCAGAGTCGTGAATTACCAG